TCTCAATTCGCATTTTTCTTCGACTTCTGCGTTTCCGTCTGAGCAAACATTTCAAGTTCTTTCTGCGCTTCTTCCTTTCGCTCATCTGAGTATTCTTTACTCTGAGTATATGCAAGGTCAGGATCGACAAACAAGCCGCAGTGTTCAAACGCCAATCGAGGATGAATTTTATCATTAGCGAGAAGTGTAGTGAGTACCTGCGCTTTCGCCTGAATATTCTCATAATTCCGGCGGGTGAAGCGAATCTCAATAGCGGAAAGTTTCAGCTCCATATCCCGCAAAGTATTCGCAATGCGAATAGCCAAACGGAGAAATCTCTTTTCCGACATTTTGAACATCAACTCGGTATCTTTCGCCCGTGCTTCTGCATCCGACCAACCGTCACGCATAATTACCGCAGCCCCAGTATCGCTTGTGGAACTGCCGCCATTTCTGTTTGGCATACCGCAGATTACGAGGATAGTTTGATACATATAATCCACGAGGGTTTGCGTTTGCGTTTGATTAAGCTCCTGAGTAACATAATAAGCATCACCCTCCAACGGGACTTTCAAACCGCCATTTTCTCTCAATGCCTTATATTCTTCGGAATCAATATCCACGCCCTTCAAAATAAGGAGGGACTGAATAAACTGTTCAATTCCGTCAAGTCTGTTAGAGGAGACATTGTTGAGCGCATCAAGCAGAGGAAGGACAATTTCAAAAGCACCTAACCGAGCAGAATTTGCGGGATATTCGATAATCGGAATATCACCGTAAATATGCCCCTCATTTTTGGTAATCGACTTCGGGGTATAATTGCTTTGGTTAATCGTTCCCGGCTGCAACACCTCAAAATAATATTTGTCGGTGTAGATAGAGAAAATAACAGAGCCGTCCTCATGGGTTACATACTTAACACCCATCATAGGCTTATTCCCAAGCCCACTATGATACACCACAAATGCGTTACGGGGATCGAGCGTATAAATCTCAAAAGGAGACTCGTCCTCTTCGCCCTTCGGGTCGGGCAAAATCATTCGATAAGCAGTACCGCAAATGGTAAACCAATCAGCAAGTTCTTTGTCCTTTGCCGCCTTATCCTCTGCGAACACAAAATCGTTGAGAAGATTGATTGCATCGGTTGCGCCGCTGTCATCGGTTAAACGACTGACATACTGCACAGGCTCTCCCATAAGATAACCGACTTTGAAAGAGACAATCTCATTCGCCCGGTTCTCGACAATCCGATTGCAGATTTCGGGACGGAACTCTTTTGCACGGTCAAGAACAGGTTGTTTGCCCTTATAATACTCGTATAGGTACTGGATGTCGGCACGGTTACGGGCGTGAGCAGTCATAGCCCTGTCGAGAACCTTCAAAACATTCTCCGGCGTAATCTCATCGAAGTCGGTATAGATTACTTCCCGACCGTACAATGTACGCTTATCCATTTCAGCACCTCCTTATAAACCCACTTATCATATCTTATTATACACAATTCTCCTATGCTTGTCAAGTGATTTTAACAAATAATAGCATTGGAGAGTAAAAATTTTCAAAAAATTCGCTTAAATACTTCTACCCGTCCCGAAGTATTGCGTGCCATAGCGATTGCCATAGCGAGACTGTCAGGTGCATCATCGTTTTTATTCTTTGCGAACATTTTGTAGGAGAACACATTTTGCATAAACAGGCTGTAAGCCTTACTACGCTTGCCTGATTCACGGAATATCATCATTTCCCTAATGTCGGGGGCTTTATCAAAAATTCGTTGGAACTTCGCCTTATCCGAGGGAGCGGCTTTTGTAGTCAGATTTATCCTGCGCCCCTGCTTTTTAAGTTCCTCCTGTACGCCCTCTTTGTACGCTTCGGTTGACTTGTTCGCTTCTATCTGCATAGCCGCAACATTATTTTTGATTACCGCCTGTGCGAGAAGCGGCTGCGTGACTTTCTTATCCCCGCTGTCATACACAACATCATGAACATAAATATCATCCCCGTACTGGAAACAGACAGGAGCGGCAACAAAGTCACCGCCGCCAAAGGCAGGGTCAACCGCCATAAATATTCTGTCTGGTTCTCCGTCCGGCAGTACTCCGTTGTAATAACGAAATTCGCCCGGTGAGAACAACGCACCGTCACGCTCTATCGGCTCTCCTATATACTGGGCGTTCCAAGAAGCCATGTCGTTATTTCTCTCAAAAGAAGCACGGCGCATACGGTAATAGTCCGTAGAAAAGCCCACTGCGTAATCGTAGTCAAATTGGCTCTCGTCATTTTCGTCAAGAGCGGAAAGATTGATTATTTCATAACGACGATTCTTAAATCTTTCGTCATTTTCCAAGAGTTCCATTCTTAATCCGGCAGGGTCAATCATAGACCACCGAGTACCGCACCAAAGGATTTTGGCTTTCTCTTTCGCACGGGGCAGGAGGTTATTATCAACCTTACTCCACGCCGAAACAAGTCTATCCTTGCTAAGGGCTTCATCGATACCACCGATAAGGTCATCCGAGATTTCAAAGCCGTTGCAGTCACAAGCACCGTTCAGCGTACCGTAGAGAGAACGGCAAGTTAGAGAGGGATAGCGTTTCTTTCGGTCAATGTTGATAGTTTCATCCTGTGAATTGGTCTGAACGAGCTTAGCGTTCGGGAACACATCATGCCAAAGATAGGTTACTGGGTCATTGATAATCTCCAAAACACCGTTGTAAAATGCTTTGGTGATAGTATCAGAATAAGCGGAGTACAGGTTAGATGCTTCGCTCTTTTTACCGATAAGCCAAGTCACAAAGAACATGAGGATTGTTGTTTTGCCGACACGAGGGGGCATAGAGATAAACAGTTCGTCCAACTCATCATCGGTTAGTTTTTGCAGGGAATCTACCACTCGTTTCAACACCTTGCGCCGGGGTTGATAAAATCGTTCACTCGGCTTACGATTGATTTCAATGTAAAGCAGATACGAATCAAAAAAATGCGGGGCATCAAACAAGAGCGTTCTCTTGTAAAGCTCGAAAAAAACCTCAACATTTTTTCGGTGCTTTATTGCCGCTGTAACCGCCTTGCGCAGTTCCTCGTTGGTGGAGTGAGAGAGGGTAAAGTCCTCCTGCTCGATATTACGGCAAAGGGCAAACAAATCCTCATAAGCGGCAATATCCGTAGGTGTCTTTTTTATTTTTTGAAAAATTTTTGAAATCAGGTTTTTATTCATCGTTTACCTCCAAAAAAGAAAGGGACTACCCAATTACGAGATAGTCCCTGTTGACTGTTACACATACCCTGTTGTATGTGCCTATTAAAGCCCGCCGCCGTTGAGCCAATCCCAATACTCGACCGCTCTCTTATGGCGTTTCACTTTTTTCTTCTTAACTTCCTTTTTACTCTCGTGACAAGCACTTGCGACAAGCGCAGCGGGAGCGCACAAAAGCCACAGCCATGTGCCCTTTTTAGTAAACATCGGGTTTTCTTCACGCTTATTTTTCATAACAAATCTCCTGTAATACATATCTGTGCGGAGGTAGATGTACTCTTAATCTGCGAATCGTCGTTTCCCGATAACGCTCCAAACAAAAGAATAGCACCCCACAACAAAATAACTAAAATGACTTTCCACAACGGTTTAAGTTTCTTTGATTTGACTATCAAGACGGTCAGGGGAACGGGAAATAAGAAAATCCAACCAAGTACCCACCAAACAAGATTCTTCTTTCTGCGTTCTGCATCCCGCTGCGCTTGAACACGAGTTTGTTCCTCCGCAATTTGAGCGGACACCGCTTCTTGTTGCGCCCTCATGCGCCCCTGTTCAAAATCGTACCCCGCCTTTTCGGTATTATCAAATTGGATATACTTTACTTCGTCATCAACAGCAATGACGGAATCGCAGAAAGGACACTTGACTTGTTTCGAGACATCCGATACCTCCAAAATTCCACCGCAGTTAGGACAACTCATTTTTACAAGTTTCATACACTACCCCTCTCTCGTTATAAAAATTACGAACCTAAAATCGGCTCATGAACGCCTTTGACCCAATTCATTTCTTTACCGTACTTGTACATTCCCTCGTACAGAGGACGATTATTTACAATGCTACGAACACTCGTGTTTTGAAACTTTGTACCTTTACGGGTACGATACCCAAAGTCGTTAAGCTCATCAGCAATGGTGAGCATCGGAGTATGCTCATCAAATCTTTTGAATACATACTCGACAATCGGTCGTTCAGTATCGTTAATAATTAGTCTGCCGTTTTCGACCTTATATCCGTAGGGACAACGACCGCCTGAATAACCGCCGCACTGTGCCTTAATGCTTCTACCCTTGCTCGTTCTGATTGCAATGTTCTTTCGTTCCTGCTCTGCAACGAATTGGAGAAGCGCACGATAGATATTTGCGAATTCGCTACCTTCTGCAAACTCCTCTTTGGTACTTAGAAGCCGAATGTTCTTCTTTTCAAGAGTGTATAGGTAGTAGAAGTACAATTTCGTGTCACGGGCAAGACGATCGTTCTTGAAAACAATCACCGCTTCAAACGGAGGGTTGGTAACATTGTCTCCGTAGAGGATTTCGTTCAGGGCAGGGCGGTCATCTTTTGCGCCGCTGATTTCGTCAATCTTCCAATCGACAATGTTATATCCATTGGTATTAGCATAGAGAAGAATTGCTTGCTTCTGAACATCAATACCGAACTTGTCGTCTTTTGCCTGTTGTTCTGTTGATACACGAACATAGCCAATAGCGTTTTTGAATGTCTGCATAGGTGTGACCTCCTTGCTTGTTGCATTTAGTATAACACAGGTAAATGCAAATGTCAAGGGGTTTATATAAAAAGTCCTTTTTATTTTTCGAGTGTACTTACGGCACTCACCCCCGCCCGCAACGCCCGCCGCAATCCCCCACGGGTACACCGTAGCCCCGGCAGGATCAGAGCCGGACGGAACGCACAAAAAACGCACAGCAGCCGGACGAGTTGCAAAAAATCTTGAAAAACTTTTGCATTTACTATTGACAAGTAAATACAAGTATGATATAATGATAGCGTAATAGAAAAGGGCGCACCGCTAACCCCTACCACAGAGCAACGGAACGCCCCACACAACCAACCCACGCCGGGCGGCTGCTCCTCTATTATAGCAGACCACCGGTAAAAAATCAATACCTATAACGGAGGTACTAACAATGTACGAAAACATCAAAAAAGCAATTGCAGCACACGAAGCCGAAACCCTCGCAAAGTTTAACGCAGAAATCGAGACCAAGACCGCCGCCGAGCTTCTCGGCTCTTGGTATTACAGAGATCAGACAACCCCGAAAACCTTTGCAGCACTCAAAGCCACCAACCCGGACGAGAAACCCGCCGCCGACATCCTCGACAGGATCAAAGCAAAGAAGGCAAGACAGGAAGCCAAGCGCACCGCCGAAAGGCTCGAAAAACTCGCCGCAGCAGAAGCCGCCGCCGTTGCTCCCTCTGTTGATATTTCGGTAGAGTTCCACCGCTCCCGCACTTGGGGATGGAATCCACGCGCCACCGTTAGAGCGTGGGCGACCGTTACAGAGGACGGCGCAAGCGGTTGCGGATATGATAAGGAATCCGCAGCCATAGCCGGAGCAATGAACGCCAACCCGGAAATCATGCGTATTTTATACGACCACGCCGAAACCGGCAAACCGTTCCCATATTCCGTTCATACCTTCGCCGGGCTTCCGTCCTTTGATGGCGGTTGCGGTGTTTCTTGCTTCCGTTCCGTTTTCGAGGCTTGCGGCTATGAGTGGCGACAGGTGGCAAGCGGTAAAACTTTTAACGCCTACACCATAACCCGCAAGCAGTAAAGGAGGGGCGCGCAATGTCAGAATATCAGCAGAACAAGAAAAACGCCGACATTTTTACCCAAGCAATAAAAGACCTTGCAAGCAAGCCCGAAAACCTCGAAAACCTCAATGAATATTTATGCTATCATTTCCCGAAATGGCTTGAAATGTGGGCGAACACTCCCGAAGGGATCGCCGGAGAAATGAAAAACTTTGCCGAAATGAAAATTTTATAAAAGCACAGAGAGCCGCCGCCCTTGGCGGCTCTTCTTTCAGAAAGGAAAATAAAAGAATGAATCATCAATATATTTGTAAATCTTGCGGAAAACATATAACTTTGCCGAATGGCTCGAAATATTGCCCGATCTGCTCCGGGAAAGTCGAATCAAAAGCGGAAATTTACGCAAAAGAAAAAATAAAAGAATTACAAGAACTTTTGCCCGTTCTCGAATCAAAATATAATGAATTTGCGGAAATGTATGCACAATTCAAAATTACAAATGAAACTTTGCGAACATACGCCGCACGGGGTTTAATTGATCGGGAGAGCGTGCCGGACTTCAAGCCGGAAGCCCTAACAGCTATATTTTATAAAAGCAGGAAAAAAAGAAAATAAAGGGGGAGCAGACCTTGACACAATGGAACACGCCCGGAGGAATGGCGGCGGCGGTCTGTCTCGATATGCTTAAACAGCCACATATACTCATAGCAGGAAGCACGGGAAGCGGTAAAAGTGTACTTATAAACAGCCTAATATATACCGCTCTTTACAAGCCGCCGACCGTCAGCGGGTTTATCCTGATAGACCCAAAACGGGTTGAATTAAACCAATATAGAACGCTGCCGCATTGCTTGCTGTACGCATCAGAGCCGGACGAGATCGCCGCCACGCTTGCCGCCGCCGTTGCCCTTATGGATGACCGATACAAGACATTACAGGCGCAAGGGCTGAAAGAATGGGACGGCGGGCATATTTATATAATTATAGACGAGTTCGCCGACCTTATGACAACGCAGAAACAGGACACGCTCCCGCAGTTGCAACGCCTTGCACAACTCGGACGGGCGGCGCATCTTCACTTGATAGCAGCCACGCAGAGACCCACGAAAGACATTATAAACGGACAAATTAAAGTCAATATGGATTCCCGGCTTGCTCTGCGCTGCCCCACGGCGCAAGACTCCCGAAACATCATAAACACCAAAGGAGCGGAAACGCTGCCCCGCTTCGGCTTCGGGTACTACCTCACGCCGGAAACAATGCGCCCCGAATTAGTCAAGATACCATACACAGACCCCGCCGACCTTGCTGCCCGTGTGCAATGGTGGACAGATCAGAAAGACAAGCCCCGCCGCCACTGGTGGAGCAGATAAGACACAAGCCCCGACAGCGTGTCGGGGCTTTTCTTTTACCCTATCGCCGTAAAGCCATATAAAACGCTTTACAAGGCGTTTTTACTCTTACCCATATAAACACACTACCAACACCACAAACGCCGCACAGAGAGCCGCAGAGAGGGCAACCACGAGGACAAGCAAAACCCCGCAACGAGCAGCACAGCCGCCCGGCGGGGTTTCGTTGTATCTGTTTCGGCGTGGATTTCAGACGAGGACGGCGGCGGGGCTTGCCGCTTCCCGTCCTCCTGCAACTGCCTTTGTGCGCCTTTGTGCGTTTTTATTCGTCCTCGACAACACTTTCAATATACCGCTCTTCAAGCTCCTTTGTGTCCTTTGTGTCTCCGAGCGGACTGTTCGGAGTCAAAACGACTTCTTGCTTATCTGCATAGCCGAAATGATTTTTGCCGAGGAAGATCCCGGTAACGGGATTGATCTTGCCATTGAGCATATAATCCTCCCACAATTCTTCAAGGATATTTCGTGCCTTTTTTACAAGGGTGTAGTGGTCGCTCGTTTCGCCTTTTCTGAACTCACCCGTTCCCCAACGATAAAAAGTACTTCTGTCAATACCAAGAGCATTACACAATCCTATGACAGTTGGCTTCATATCGTCCTCTGCACAATGACTGAAAAACCATTCAATCCTTTGTGCCACTTGGGAAGCATCAGAAATATCTATCGGCGGTAAATCCCAACTTGCAAGAGCATGACGAAGAAACTTGCTATTGTCTCCCGGTTGCAATTCTTTATTACCACTCCACGATAAATCTTTTCGCTCATTTCCTCCCGTTCCCTTTGGTCGCCCACGCTTGACGATTTCTCCTCCGAGTTTCGTCAATTCTTTCTTATCCATTAAAACGCTCCTTTCGCCTTTCGGGTAGTTGTGGTAGTTTATTTTCGCTTTTTGCTATAAACTCTTCTATATACACGCATATATAGAGGACTTTACTGAAAATACTTAAAATGAACTACCTTAACTACCCGTTTTCAAGGTTACACCGTCAAAAACTGCATAACCGTGTGACATTCTCTTACCATTATGCCATTCCGGGTGAGTTTCCAAGTTCGCATTAAACTTTTTTGCACTCATTACGAAATAGCCGTTGCTCCTGCACCAAATCTTATACGCATCGTACAGGGCTTTTGCCTTTGTGCCGCCGTCCTCGGTCTTTGTGCATTTCTCTTCGAGGAACTGTAACACAAGGTCGTTATCTTTCTCATACTGTTTGATAACCTTCTTCATGCTCTCGCACATTTTCAGACCAAACCGCTTATAACGGAAGTAGCCTATGAGTAGCCAAGTAAAGATACCTTGCATTGCTTCGGGTGTACGGAAGGTTTCTTTAAGGCTCTCGTCCCGCTCATCCTCAGTGAAATGTCTGTTAAACTCTATCACCCTTACACGATCAGAAGCGAAGAGAGATTTGTCTTGCACGGAGGGGAGGTCATTACAGGAGAGCCACATTGTAAATTGCGGGAGGTATGTCATTTGAGCTTCGTACAGATTACGAGCAGAAATCTCCTCGCCGCCTGTGAGTTGCTTAATGGTCTCCTCGTCCAACCTTCCGTACTGATTACTCTCAGCCATTGTAACAAAACGCTTACCCTTTAACCCTGCGATAGTGGGAGAAGCCGCTTCTGCGTTCTTCGCCCGGTCGCTCTTGCAGATGATAGAAACAGGGCTGACGGTGGCATAGTCTCCGAGTAGGTGATGAATTGTACCGAGCAGAGTTGACTTGCCGTTCCTCGTTGTCTTACCGTGAAGAATGAACATACATTCCTCTTTTGAAGTACCGAGCATTGAGTAGCCCAAGGCTCTTTGAAGGTAATCTGCTTTGTCTTTGTCTCTGCTCGTGACCTCAGTTATAAATTGCTCCCACCTCTCGCACCGAACATCCTCTTGCATTGTGTACTCAAAGTTGGTCTGCATTGTGAGGAAGTCCCGCCAATCATGTTCACGGAAGCACATATTTTCAAGGTCGTATGTTCCGTTGAGACAGTTGATAAGGTTAGGGTTGGCATCGAACTCCGCTGCCTTTATTGGATACACGCTTGCAGCATCCTTCATAAGACGGTCACGAAAACGCCGGTCGCCCATTTTGTTTATGAAAGCAAAGTAGGACTTGCGCTTGTCCTCGTCTGTGATCTCGCCGCAGTAGAGTACCATAAGGCGGGTGAACTCTTTTATCTTTTCCGCTACGAGCAGAGAGCCGACATCTTTCTTCCATACACCTTTGTCATAGGTGTACCACGACTTGGCTTCCGGGCAGTAGCGAGTGTCGCTCTTGTAACACTCGGAGAAGAGTTCTGCCATTCCGCTTTCGTCCCACGAATACCCGCTATTGTCGAGTTGATAAGACTCCGGCTGAATACGCTTGATATAAAACATTTTGTCGGAGAGTTCTTCCGACATTATATAGCGACCGTTGCTAAGTTGAAATAGTTCTTTGTCCTCGTAGGACATTTCTTTATCTGACATTCTTTTTCCTCCTGTTCTTGTAGTATCTGATTATGCCCTCCGGGTGGTGACACAAAGCAATAGCAACTATCATTATCACCGCATATATCGCAAAAATACTTAATCATCTTCACCTCTCCAATCTAACGCCTGTCCGCAAATCGGACAGTAATTATCGTCTACATAAGGGCTTCTGCATGTCGGGCATTCGTGGTAATATCTTTCTTCTTTTTTCATTTTATTAACCCCCAAAATAAAGCCACCATTTACTTGCGCTTAACTGTGCAACCTTTTCTTTCAGTTCTTTTATTTTCTCATTGTTACTTTCTAATATCTCAATCTGTTTGGAGATGAGTTGTGACGAATTGAGTTCGGGAATCGCCGCAACAACAGACACTAAACTATCGTCGGGAAGTTTTATGTTGGAGTAAACCTCGCTCTCATGTGCCAAATAGACCTGTACTGCTTCGGATATTTGCGCCTCAATCTTTTTGTTTTCCTCTTCATACATCTGAATCTGCGGTGGACACGATTTTTCAGCAGAAATGATTGAGCCAAGACAAGCAAGCGTGAATGCGAACGAAGCGAAGAAACAAAGTCCGCCTAATATTGCTGGTGCAAAGCCGCTGTCACCACAAGATTTATGTAACAAAATCGCCCCTACAACAATCAAAACCAAACTAATTATATCAATCAGTATTAACATTCTTTTGTACCCCTTTTCTCTCGTTTCTCGTATTCGGCAAGTTTTTCAAATACCGATTTTACACAGTTATAGTCCGTGATAGAGATGTAACCTGCTCTCGAAGCACGGTCAAGATTCGCAAGCGTCTTTTCCCGCAAACACGGTCTGCATTTACCGCTCATTGTATTTATACTCCTTTCAACGCCCTCTCCGCTTCCTCGCGGGAGAGAAATACGGTTTTGCCGATTTTTTGAGCCGATATTGTATCCATAAAAGTCTTCAACGATAGCCCTTTTCTTTCAAAAAAAATTTTCTGTATTTTATCTTGCGTTATGATCCTATCCCTTTTATCGTTCGGCTTTATTGGATATGTCAGCGTTCGGATAATCCATATCTTATCCCCCACTTTGCACGGCAACTTCACCCACGCGGAGCGGTCTTGAAAATTGTCGCATTTGTCAGCAGAAAGACAATCAAATTTACAGTAGCCAAGATAATTGCCTAAACAGTCTTTACAAGTCATTTCCTCTTCTCCTCACTTATAAATTGATAAAGTTTCTCCGAAACTATTTCCGTAGCTTTTCTGAACGGAATCTCTTTTACGCCACCGAGTTCGGTTCTTTCAATAAAAAATCCGTTATACTTATACGGTCTACTCTGCATTGCCGCATACAGTAGTGCTTTTAAGGCAAGACGTTCGGTGTCATTTTTATAAAAACAGTTTTTTTGATAATCTTCACAATCTTCAAAATGTTTATAGTGCTTACACACTTTGCAATGAATGCAATCTCTACAAGTCATTTTTTCTTCTCCTCACTTACAAACTGACAAAGTCTTTTATAGCACCACTCGCACTTTTCCTCGGTGTCGTGCAGTTCTTCCTCCTGCGGTGAGTAGGTGCAAGGATAACCGAAGAGGTCGCCGAGCCGGGCGCAGATATATTCCGGGGTGACGGGGTTGTGTTCTGATCCCGCACAGAGCCGACAGACCATCGTTCCTTCGGGGATAACCTCACCACAAATTACGCATCTATCTTCCATATCCTACCTCCTGTACTTTGTAACGCTATTGACTATCGTTTGTATTTCTGCGACCGACAGGGGCGGCTTACAGGCGGCTTGATTGGCTTTCAGAAGCTCGACATATATCTCTTTCTTCCCATACCCTTGATTGTGGAGTTGCCCTGCAAGAGAAGTAAGGGATAGGTTTCTCATACCTTGCGGTATTGGCGGGTACGAGGGCTGAATTGATATTTTACCGCTCTCCGGCTTTGAGTAATGCGGCGAGTAGATACGCCCCGTACCTGTACCGTTGCTTTCCTTTTCGACTTTGGGAAAATACTTCTCTACGATATAGTCAATGGCTTCTTGATTTTCAATGATAGTCTCGTAGATCAGTTTCTCGCCAGTCACAAGGAAGTAGCGACTGCTACGGTAAATCTCCAACCCCGCACCATTGTTTTTGCCTTTGAAGGGCAGAGTGCCTTTGAGATAGATATGAATACCTCTGCCACTCCGGGATTGCTCTGTGTAGGATCTACAAGCCCTTATACAGTCAATGCTTATCTCTGAAAGAAAACCGTCCTCATCATACCCGCAGTCAATGTCGATACCGATAATACCGTTGTTGTTAAAGACGAAACCAAGGTAGTCATAAGTGCCGTTTTCTACGGCGGCTTTTGCTTCCTCGTAGGTCGCCCAAGTCTCCGGGGAAACAGATGAAGCACCTTTTTTGACCTTGGCTTGCATTGGGATCTTCGAGTTCTTCCAAGCGCAGACCCATTGAGGAAGAGCTGTGAGTTCGGGCGGGATTGTGTCGTATCTCATATTCTCATAATCCTCGCCGCTATCATATCTGCCGTATGGGTGAAGAGGACATTCGGATATTCGGTGACAGACCGCCCATAACTGTTCCAATTCTCCTTGTTGTCAAATGCGCCCATGTGCCAACGGATGCAGAGCAGTTCTTCCTCGGTGAGAGGGGTGCTAATGATCTGTTGAAGCAGGATCACGGACTTCTCCCCGTGTCCGGGAAGGAGGGTCGCATTGTTATACTCCCACGCTTCTTCTCCATGTTCCTCACGGTGGATATAGTTATCTGTCTTGCAGAGGTCGTGGAACATACCCACAATGTACGGGGATTCCGGGCGTTCCCATATCAAACCGAGTTTATCGGTAAGATCAAGAAGGGCTTTCATAACTTCGTAAGAGTGATCGAATAGCGCCCCTTCATATTGACCGTGATGATGAATGGAAGCAGGAGCGGTAAAGAAGTTCATTGACTGCAACTTCTCAACTATCCCGAACGGAAGTATCTGCGGAAAGCAGGATTCCATTTCCTCTTTGAACAGTTCGATTCTTTCGTTTTCAGTCATAAGTATTACCTCCGTAGGGGTATAGCGGGGGCGGTACAGAGACCGCCACCCGCATACCGAGTTTCTTATCCGAGTAGGGCATCAAGGTCAATATCTTCTGCCTTGATCTCTGTTTTCTTTGCGGGGGCAGGGGCTGCCGCTTTCTTCTTTGCAGGAGGAGGTGTAACAACCTCTTCCTCGTCATACCCTTCGGCGTGTCTCTTATCAGCGAGACGAACGAAGGTGACATTCTTATCGGGGTTTTTGTTGGAGGGCTGAATATCATGTTCGACATCGCACTCCACGAAGAAGCCGACAAGTTCTTCCGGGTCAATGTTCTGCGCTGAGAAGTCGCCGGTAGCCGCTCTTGCGAAATAGGAGAAGGCATTGAGCGCACCTTCGTTGGTAGAGCCGTCTGCTTTGAGCAGAGAAAAACGCTCAATGTGGGTCTGACCCTTGGCGGTTTTCATCTTGATTTCGAGCTTGCCGAACTGTTCCTTATAGTTGACTTCGATGATTTTGAAGATGTGAGTTCCTTCCGGGATCACCGTAAATCCCTCGCTGAGTGTGATTTTTCCCATTATCGTTTACCTCCGTTATTCTTTTTAGATGCGAAATAGATTACGAGGGCGATTTCCTTGGTAGCCTTGGTGGTAAGCAGGAGTGTGTATTCCTCGTCACCGATCGTGATGACTGCAGTTCTCTCGTTATCCATTGTGTGTTACCTCCATTAACCCTGTTTTTCGGGTGTCGTGGTATAGGTCGGCTCATAGACTTCCTTATACCAGTTCGTGATAGTCGCAGCGGTCACATCGCCCTCCAGTGCCTCCGCTTTCCACGGGTGCTTGCCGCCTGCGTCTGCCTTGTTGCGGCGCAGAATGGTGCCTTCAATGGTCGGCGTGGAGAAGGTAATGCTGTCGCCCTTGGTGGCAAGGTTCGTCGCCGGAATACCGAATTTCACACGGTACAGCCAGTAATACTTGTACTTGCCGTTGGACTTCTTGGCGCGGAAGCCCACCGCCACAGGGTCGCCGCCGTCCTCGGATGCGGAAATCAGCACCTTGTTCTTGTCAATAGTCGCACCCGTGAGGTCGGATGCCGCCGCAGAGCCGATATCGTCAATGCCGAGGGAGAGTGTGCCGGATTTGAATTCCTTTACAATCTCCGAAGCACCGTCGTCGGCATAGAGCGTCGCTTCTGCCAGTTCCACCGAAAGGTCAGCGGAGATGGCTTTCGCAAGCTGCTCCGGTGTACCGTAGGTTTCCTCACCGGCATCGTTCTCGGTGATTTTTGCATAATACAGTCTGTCAAGACCGATCGTTGCCATAACTTATTCCTCCAGTTCGTAGATTTGCGCCACATCAATGGCGTAGTGATGGTAGCCGGTCTCGGTCTCAAAGCCGATGTACCGGCGGTCGGTAATATAGAAATCCGCACCCAGCAAGGCACGGACAAGTGAATTTTTCAGCTTGGTATAGCTGCCCTTTGTGAAGAGGGACAGCCGTGCCTCCTGTGTCTCACAGCCGGGAGCGTTGTCGGCGTGGAGCTCAAAGCTGTCCGACAGCGGCGTGATGACCAGATATGTGTCCGGTGCTTTGCCGGAGAACACACCCGTTCCCACTGGAACACCGCAATGCTCGGCGATGGTTTGTAAATCGGATAGCAGGCTCACAGCTTTTCCACCTCCCCATCCAGTGCCTTGGTCATGGCATCGATGCATTCCTGCCGGGACGCCGTTTTCGCAGGTTTCAGAAACGGTTTTGCAGGCTGACCGTGCTTGCCGTATTCGAGAATGTTGGCAAGTTTGGCGTTGCTGCCGCCGTCCGAGCGAGGCTCGGCAAAACCGACCTTGATGTCGTGGTTTCCGTCCCGGTTCAGCTTGGAGGGAGAAAGGCCGAGTGCGCCTTCCAGTTCGCCCGTGGTGCGGGATTTGAACTTTGTCCCTCTGCCAATAACAGAGGAGAGATTGCTCTTGACCTTTTTCAGCACCACCTCGCCACCGGCCTGCAGGATGGTATCCGCCACGCTGTCAAAGTTGCTGCCGAGCTTGGAAATTTTCAGAAGGAACTCCTCCGGCATTTTCATTTCAGCTTTTGCCAACGGTCGGCACCTCCTTTTTTGCCAGTACTTCAATGTACATCCCACGGCCTTTGACATCCTCTACGGACACAATGTCGTAGCGGCAGTCATCGCAGATGAGAAACTGGTCAGCCGTGACCGTCAGCCCCGGAATCCGCCGAAAGCGGAACAGGTCAGTAGCTTCACTGAATGCAGCGAGGTTTGCCCAACGCTGGCTGCCGTGTCGACCTTCCCGGTATACACGGACGGAAGCTAGGACTTCATCCTCGGAATGGGTGAAGCCCTCGCTGTCCTTGACTTGGCGGATTTTTACGATGTCGGCGAAGCCGTTTATTTTTCCGAAACTCATGCTCACACCTTCCAATCCCGGTCAAGCCGCAACAGCAGATTGACCGTGTTCCACACCTGCTGTGCCGCTCCGGTGTTATCCGCAAAGAAGCCGCCCGTGCTGCCGTCCCGGCTTTCATAGAAGTGGGATGACAGCATGATGACGGCTTGCTCTGTGGTGGGCGGCATGGGGTTCTCCTTGTAGTAGCCCTCCGGGATGTGCTGGTAGCTTTCGGCGTAAGAAACAGCGGCGGTGATGTAGCTTTTCAGCAGGGCATCATCCGCCGTATGTTCCAGAATGAGATTGGCTTTCACTTTGGAAAGAAGCTCGTCCATCACCGCCGCCTCCTTTCATCAAGACGCCTTCATCTTCAGAAGCTGGATACCCTCCGGCAGGATGATCTTGCCGTCCACACGCTCGGTGGCAACAAAGCCGACCTGACCGTTGGTGGAATACAGCTCGTTCAGACGCTGAACGGTTCTGCCGGTGCGGTCAGCGATCCAGTAGCTCTGGAAATCGCCGAAAGCGATAGAGAGCGCACCTGCCGCCAGCGTGGGAGCATACGGGCTGGTGTAAATCTCGTAACCGAGCAGTCTGTCCGGCTGACCCGCCTGCAGAGAGGGCTGCCACAGATACTGACCGTTGGAATCCTTCAGCTTACGAAGTGCGGAAACAGTAGCATCGTTCATCAGGAACTTGGCATTCTTGCGGTAAGGTGCTTTCAGCGCATAGATTAGGGAAATCACCTCGTCGGTGGTGACGGCGGTCGCACTGGTTGCGGTAACGCCGACCGTGCCACCGTTGGTGGTGAACAGGCCGGTGGGCTGACCCGTACCGTTGCCGACGCAGAATGCCTGTTCCTCGGCAGCACCGAAGGCGTAGGCAAACTCACGGGCGATGTACTCTTCCAGATCGAAGGCACTGTCGTCCAGAAGCTCAATGCTCACCTTCACAAGGTCGGTCAGCTTGTAGGCGTCAATGGTCTTCTGTGCGAAGGTGGGATTGCTCTCGGTGTAGGCGGCGTTCTCAGCCGTCCACGCAGCGGTGGAATGGGTCGCTGCAACGGGGATCTTACGCTCGTTATCGGTAGTGATGACCTTGCACAGACGGCGCATCACATTTTCCTCCTTGAGCGTGTCCACGATGAACTTCTCAAATTCGGTGGGTACGAGGTAGCCGCCGTTGGCATCCACGCCCTCGGAGAGCACATTGTGGAGCATACGTTTGCCACGCAGATGCAGACCGAAGTCCTCGCGGTAGGCGCCCGACGCTCTGCCAGTCTTGGCTTCGCCGGTTGCTTTCTGGGGCTGCTCGGTAATGGGAGAGGATACGGGCTTTGCAAGCTCTGCGGCAATGGCGTCGCGGCGCTCCATGCGTCTGACCTCATTGGTGAGATCATTCAGCTCCTTCTCCATATTGGCATAAACGGCATCGTCCTCGGCGGACAGAACGCCTTTTCGGTCGCGGTGGGTGTCGAGAAATCCCTCCATCGTAGCCCACAGCTTGGCGCGCTTTTCACGCAGTTCGTTGATAGTCATATTGAAATACCTCCATATTAAATGTAGTTTTTGATGGTGTTCAGCTTGGCTCTGAGTTCATCTACAGAGCGTCCCGTGCGCTCCGGCACGGCGGGTTTGGGTTCAATGGCGCACTTTGCGGCGATTTTCTCCATGAGGGAGTTCACCACATTCGCCTTGGAATACAGCATGGAAACTGTAGGGACAACCATATCCTCGGCCTCATCGGCACGGCTCATGATTCCGTCCGCAAATCCAAGTTCCACAGCCTTGTTGGCATCCATCCAAGTTTCAGCATCCATGAGATGAGACAGTTTTGCACGAGACAGCCCCGTCTTGATCTCATAGGCGTTGATGATGGAATCCTTAACGCTTGAGAGCATCTCGATAGCTTTCTGCATCTCGTCCGAATTGCCGAATGCCGCTGTCATGGGGTTGTGGATCATAAGCATGGACACCGGGGACACCAGCACCTTCGTGCCTGCCATAGCGATGACGGATGCTGCGGATGCCGCAATGCCATCGATTTTCACGGTCACATCACCCTTGTAGTCCATGAGCATATTGTAGATTTGCGCTGCAGCCACGCAGTCGCCGCCGGGGCTGTTGATCCAGACAGTGATGTCGCCGGAGCCCGCCATCAATTCGTCCTTGAAAAGTTGCGGGGTGACATCATCGTCAAACCAGCTTTCCTCGGCGATGGTCCCGTTCAGGAACAGGGTTCTTTCCTGTGTCTGTTCCTGCGTCTCCGAGTTCGTCACCGTTCGGCTCTTCCAATTCCAGAACTTCTTCATCGGTTTCTTCCTCCTTTCCGTCATCGGTAGGTGTATCTGCAAAAGCACCCGCATTCTTCAGCGGGAGCATATTGCCGTTAATGAGGTACAAATCGCCGCCATCCTCTGCCGGGATACGGTCGAGGTTTTCAAGCTCCCGGATGTCATTTGCGGACATCCAGCCGTTCTGGCGGCCGATGGCGTACCCGTTCATGCGGGACTGGTAATCGCCGCGAAGCAGACCTTCCACATTGAATTTTGCAAAGTACTTCTTCTTTTCCTCGGAGTTCAGCAGGGAACGTTGAATGGACTGCTCCCAACGGATGACCCAGGGGTCGAGGGTGTATTTTACAAACTCAAGGGACTGCTGCTCGATATTAGAAAAGCTCGACTTTTCCAGGTCACCGACCATGTGGGGCGGAACTCGGAAAATTCGAGCAATTTCATTGATTTGGAATTTGCGTGTTTCGAGGAACTGTGCCTGCTCCGGCGAGATGCCGATGGGCGTGTATTTCATGCCTTCCTCAAGCACGGCGATTTTATTGGCATTGCCGCTGCCGCCGAAGGTGGACTGCCAGCTCTCACGCACACGCTGCGGGTCTTTGATCGTGCCGGGGTGTTCCAGCACACCGCCCGGTGCAGCACCGTTGGCGAAGAATTTCGCGCCATACTCCTCACAGGCGATAGCCATGCCGATGGCGTTCTTCGCCATTGCAATGGGACTGTAACCGACCAGCCCGTCAAAGCCGAGTCCGGGGATATGCAGCACATCCGAGGGCTGAAGCGTTACGGCGAACTCCTTGTTCTTGATAGCCTCGTCTGTGCCACGGTAATAGGTGTAGTACAGGCGACCATCCTCGTCTCTGTCCACCGACATCTTGTTCGGCATCAAAGGGTACAGGGCAACGATCTCGTTCTTTCCGTTTCGGATGATCTGCGCATAGGCATTACCCCAGAGGAGCAGATGTGTCATGAGTGTTTCCCGGAACACGAAAGAACTCATCTCCGGGTTCGGCTCATCGTGGAGCAAGCGGTAGAGCGGATGGTCGAGCGCCATTGCCTTGCCTCCGCTGTCCGTGTATTTGTATAGGTGCAGCGGCAGCCCCGCGACAGCCTCCGATAGAATTCGAACACAGGAATACACGGCGGTCATCTGCATGGCGGAGCGTTCCGTTACTGCTTTGCCAGAGGTTGTTCCGCCAAAGTAAAAAGCATAATTGCTGCCTGCCGTTCTGTTTTGAGGCTTGTCCCTTGATTTGAACAGTCCGCTAAAAATTCCCATTTGTATCCTCCTGTACTACATATTTATATAAACAAAAGCCCGCGCGAGTCATATACTGACTCATCGGAGCCTTGGTGGCGAATTGCACGGTCGAGCGCCATGATTGTTGCTACTGCACCGTCAATGCGCTCTGTGCTCTTTTCCTTATCCGGTTTGATATTGCCTGCGGGATCTGTTCGCACATAGATATTGTCCATCATCCAGCGCAGTGGTGCATTCCCGCCATGGGCGATCCTACCTTCGAGTACTAGCTTCATAAGCTCTTTCGTCGGCGGACTCATATCTTTGAATCCCTGACCGAATGGTACAATCGTGAAACCTGCGTCCGCGAGGTCTTGGCTCATCTGCACTGCGCCCCATCGGTCGTATGCGATCTCTTTGATGTTATACTTGGTGCCGAGCTCAGTAATAAACTGTTCGATGAATCCGTAATGAATAACGTTGCCTTCGGTTGCCATGGCCGAGCCTTGCGCCTTCCACACATCATACGGTACATGGTCGCGCCGCACTCGAAGGTCAATCGTGTCCTCCGGCACCCAAAAGTATGGGAGAATATAATACGGCTCGTTCTCTTCGCGCGGCGGAAACACAAGTACAAATGCCGTTATGTCCGTACTACTTGAAAGGTCAAGCCCGCCGTAGCACTCTCGGCCAATGAGTGTTTCCGGATTTACGAGGGTATCACATTTATCCCAAGCGTCCATGGGCATCCAGCGTACCGACTGCTTTACCCATTGATTGAGTCGCAGCTGCCTGAAAAGATTCTCTTCCGCTGGATTGTCCTTCGCACTCTGGTAGGCAGCGCGGAGCTTCTCTACATCTACGGTCACATCCAGAGAGGGATTCGCCTTGTACCAATTGCGTTCATCCGACCAATCCGCATCATCTTCGATGCCATATATCACAGGGTAGAAAGTCGGATCGTTTTTGCGTCCGGCGAGAATGTCCTCTGCCTTCTGATGCACCTCCCAGCAGATACTGTTCCTATCGGTGCCTGCAGTTGTGATCAGGAAGAACAGCGGCTGTTTTCGCGCGTCGCCGGAGCCGTGGGTCATAACGTCATACAGCAGCCGGTTTGGCTGGGCGTGGAGCTCATCGAAAACGACACCATGGACGTTCAGCCCGTGCTTCGTATAGGATTCTGCCGACAGCACCTGATAAAAGCTGTTGAGGGGTGTGTAAACCAGTCGCTTCTGGGAAAGCACTGGCTTGATGCGTTTCTTCAGCGCAGGGCATTGCTCCACCATCTGGCAGGCGACGTCAAAGACGATGGATGCCTGCTGCCGGTCTGCTGCGCAGCCGTAGACCTCCGCGCCCCATTCGCCGTCACCGGCCAACAAATAAAGAGCGACCGCTGCTGCGAGTTCGCTCTTGCCTTGTTTCTTCGGTATTTCAATGTACGCCGTGTTGTATTGCCTATATCCGTTTTCTTTAACTGTCCCGAAAACGTCTCGCACAACTTTCTCCTGCCACGGCAGCAGCTCAAAGTTCTTACCATGCCATTCACCCTTTGTATGTTTCAGGGCGGATATAAAGGCAACGGCGCGATCGGCGAGAGTGGCGTTCGTAATGATTTTCTTTTCCGGGACAATGATCTTGTTGTCCGCCAATCGCTCTGTCCCTCCTATATTTTTCGACAAAAACGACAGCGTTCGACGCTGCCGCATTCCTCCTTATTTTGCTGTATCTATGAGCGTGACCTCTTCACCGATCAGCTGCAGCGCATCGTTGTAGCTGTCCGCGCTCTGCACTCGCTCCCACAGTTCCTCCCATTCGGCGCTCCTGCCGTCGCGTTGCATCAACCGCTGCACATGTCCGAGTATCCAGAACACGTTGCCTTCGGGGCCGCGACTGTCATATTTCAGTACCGGCTTCTTCATTCGTCGATTCTCCTGCATCTGTCTTCGCCGTATGCCACCGAGAGCCCACAGCCGTTGTCCCATCTGACCATGATGCTGCCGATGTCGTCGACGCCTCTGACCGTTCCCTTCGTCCCGATCGGAGGTGCCTGCACGTCGTCCATCTGTACGAGCTCGACTCTGCAGCCAACGGGGTATTCCCGACGCAGGCGCTCGACCGTCTCTCTTCTGATTCCGAACATCGTCAATCCCTCCTTACAGCGTGTACTGGTGGAGGATGATGTCCTTCGCCAGCTCGGTGTCTTCGTCGATGGGCTTTACGTCCCAGCCGCGATCGTAGTTGCAGACGATTTCGCCTTTGCGCTTCAGCATCAGCTTCGAGACGCGCCCGCCGCCGATCCCGTACTTGGAGCTCTCCGGGTACTGCTTTACCCAGTAGTGGTAGATCCGGTCATGGACTCGGATCGTGCCTTCCTGCCAGTTGCTGCCCGCTGGCCGGGTTTCCTTGACCTTGATCTTGAAGGTCAGGTGGCCGCTGTCGTTCATGCTGAAGTCCTCGACCGGGCAGTCGCTGTATTCGTCTGGGATGTCCCGTGCGCTGCCGGTGAAGATGTTCGTGCGGCACCGGGTGTTCAGCAGCGTGACCTGTGCGTTCCGGCTGATCAGGTCGTAGAAGCTTTCGAGTGTGATCACTGCGTCCACCTCCTTACATGCTTATGAGCGTTACGCTCATGTCTGCGTTGAGGCGGGTTGTGTACCGGTGTTCGTTGCCTTTCCTGTCTCGGCTGATCACGCGGATGTCGCCTTCGTAGGAGCGGTACATCCTGTTGAGCGTTTCGCCTTCGGGGAGCTGGGCTTTGACCTGCTTGATCTGTTTCTCTGTCATGGTGGGATTGTCTCCTTTGTTTTTGGTAGGACAATTAAGCCAGAGAGGAACGGGAAAGTCCAGACCAAAGACGCGGAATTAGCAGAAAGAACACAACTAAAAAGCGACCGCAGAACCGTGTTCTGCGACGCTGCTGCTGTCCTTATTTGAGTTTCTTTAGCGCCTCGATCGTACCGTCCGCGAAGAGTTTTTCGATGTGTTCGACCGCCTGCTGTTCTGTCCATCCGCTGTTCTCTGTGTAGTGGGTCATGAGCACCTTGATCCCTTCGGGGCGGGTACCTGTCTTTTCGCAGAGGGCGTCGAGCTTCGGGGGCAGGCCGTTCTGCGCTGCGTTCAGCTTTTCGACCGCTGCCGCCGCCGCGCGTTCGGCTCTGCTTGCGGAGACCTGTGCGATCTCTGCTTTCTCGAAGGCATCGAACTCCGCTTCGGTCATGTCTTCGCCCGCCAGTGCCCACAGCGATTCGTGCGCCTGCATCGCGCACCGAGCTGCCATTCTGGCCTGATCCGCGAGCCGCCATGCTGCGCTGCATTGACCTTCGCTCGCTTTCCGGATGGCCGCAGTGCTGAATCGCTCGGCTGCCGCTGCTTCGTATTTGCAAGCGTCCGCTGCTTCTTTTCTGGTTTCGTACATCGTGTCCGCCTCCTTACATCTCGAATCCGGCGCATCTTACGATCTCGCCAATGGCGTTGAATGCCCGCTTCGGGCTTGAGTAGTCACGGGGCTTGTCTTCGCGTCTGCCGTCGCGGACGATCCTGACCAGCGGGATGCCGTAACTCATGCTGATCTTGATCTCCAGCGTGCTTTCGCTTTCGCCGTACCACACGACCTGCGTTTTCTTCGTCCAGCGCCGAGTGAAGATCTGCCGTCCGTCGTAGGTGAGCTCGCCTTCGTAGTTGAAGCCGTGCTGCGCGACCAGCGCCTGCATGTCTTTCGTTGCCTTTTCCAGTGTCATGGTGGGTACCTCCCTTGTTTATGGTAAGGGTATTAAGCCAGAAAGAAACGAGGAAGTCCAGATGCAAAACCGAAAAGCAGAAGAATTAGCAGTTATAACATATTCGCCGTGACCGGCTGCTTTTTGCCTCCGCGCACGAGCTCGGCGTGATCCGCGCCGGTGAATTTCAGCCAGCGTTTGACAATCACGTCCGCGTACTTCGGGTCGAGCTCCATCGTGTAACATGATCTGCCAAGCTGTTCGCAGGTGATGAGGGTCGAGCCGCTGCCGCCGAAGGTATCGAGCACGATGTCGCCCTGCCGCGAGCTATTTTTGATGAGCCGCGCCAAGAGCTTCAACGGCTTCATCGTCGGGTGATCCGCGTTTCGGGCGGGCTTGTTTTCGTCGATCACAGTCGTCGAGACCTTGTCCGAGAAGATTTCCCGCAGCAGATCGCGCATTTCTTCCTTCTTCAGCTTATTGATATCAATGCGCTTGTCCTCGATCACCGTTGCCTGAGTCCGGTCATCCACGAAGTAGTGGGAGCCGCCGTCTGTCCAGCCGTAAATGCAAGCTTCGTGCTTCCACTGGTAATCTTGGTGTCCCATCGTGAATGCGTTCTTATTCCACACCAGCATCTGGCGCACCTTGCCGAGTGCCTCGTTCGTCGCTCTGCGGAATGCGCCGCCGACCGTCTCGGCGTGCCAGATATAGAACGGAGTGCCGGGTTTCATGACCTCATGCATTCGGCTGAATGCTGCGATCAGGAACGCAAGAAACTGTTCCTCCGGCATATCGTCGTTCTGGATCGTTAGTCCGTTGCTGCCTTCATATGCCACATTGTATGGCGGATCCGTTACCACGAGGTCGGCCTGCTTGCCGTCCATGAGTGCTGCGATGTCCTTTTTCTCGGTGCTATCCCCACAGTAGAGGACATGCCTGCCGAGTAGCCAGCGGTCGCCGAGCTGTGAGAATGGCTCCGTGCCTTCCGGCGCTGCCTCCGGGGGATCGTCTTCCACGATCTCGCTCTGATCGTCGAACAGTTCGCTCATCTCGCTGACGTCGAAGCCTGTGAGGGTGGCATCGAAGCCGCTCTCATCCAGATCACGCAGCAATGCAGTCAGGAGCGGAACGTCCCACGCGCCGCTGATTTTATTCAGCGCCACGTTCAGGGCTTTTTCCTTCTGTTCGTCGATGTCGAGCACGACGCAGTCCACCTCGGTGTAGCCGAGGTGCTGCAGCACCTTGAGCCGCTGGTGCCCGCCGATGACCACACCAGTTCGCTTGTTCCAGATGATCGGCTCGACGTAACCGAATTCGGTTATGCTGCGCTTCAGCTTCTCGAACTCAGGGTCACCGGGCTGCAGGTCTTTTCTGGGATTGTACTTCGCGGGGAGCAGTTTCTCCACGCTGATCTTTTCAATGTTCATACCAAACCCCATTCTGCGAACTTCTCAAATCCGCCGATCCTGCGGATGTAGTCGCGGGCGATGCGGACAATCTCGGCATAGGGTCTGCCGTCCACGGTATCGTCGCCAATCGCGCAGCAGAGCTCAACCGGCACTTCGTCCCGCTGGGCTTTGAGCCATGCGTAGATGTTTACGCTGACGTCTGCCTTCGAGAGGTCTTTCCCATGCAGGCCTCCGCCCGTAATACTGTCTGCCATATCGCTGCCGAGCTTTCGGTTGGTCGCGCCGGTGTCCACATCGATGCCGCCTGTCCAGTCGCCGAGCGGGTTGATCTCCGCGCCGGGGAACTGATCTTGCAGGTCTTCGGTGTCCGCGCAGCTTTGGCAGATGATGAGCCGGTCACTGTCGAGAATGTATTTACCATCCGAGGGGTATCGTGCGAAGATTTCTCTTGCGATCTCTGCCAGCGCACGCTGCTCGTCTGTGACGGGGACGCCTCGGAAGATGCCGTTGTCGCCGCAGCGCACGGCATTCGCCTGATTTCTTGCGAGAATGGGATCCTGTGCGACCTCATGGTAGTTTACGACCACGTCGCCCGCGATCCGCGAGACTGCTTCCAGAATATCCGTTGCTGAGATATGCACGGAGGACTCTGCTGCGATATTGCACATGCCGTGCCCGATCAGCACCTCTACGGCTATCTTCGGGTTTGCGCTTTCGTTATATGCCAGATCCACGATCGCACCTGCGATCCGATCGGCGATTTTGTCCGGGTGCGCCGGATTCACTTTTTCAAACATTGTCTTCCTCCTCCAGCATGAAGTTTTCGTAGGGCACGCCCATGTATTCCAGTACCTCGCGCATGCCGAGCCCGCCCTTGTCCCACGGCTTCATGCAGTAGCGCCACAACTGTGGGTGCGTTCGCTGCAGCCGCTGGAAGCGGTTCGGCTCGCTGTCGAGGTGAACGCCGAACATGCAGAAGATGCAGCCCGTCCGAACGTAGCCCATATCGTAAATCTTGCAGTATGGAATATCGTAGGTGCGGATGTATTCCCAGATGTCTGCGTCAGTCCAGAACGAGAGAGGTGCCGACGTCGCCTTCTTGTTATCGTAGGCGTTGCAGCCGTATCGGAGCCAGTTGCTTGTCCGCAGCGATGACTCGCACGCCATTGTGCCCACGATCGGAACGCGGCCGGTCTCTTTCGCGTACTTGGCGATCGGCTTCTTTTTCATCTCATTGCAGCAGCCCGCGCCAATGTCGAAGGGCGCGTTCAGCATGAATTTCCACCGCTCCGAAATCTTGAAGCGTGAGGGCTGGCCGTTGGTGCGTATGCCGTAAAAGTATTTCTGGATATCGCGTGTGTTCTTCTGGCCGAGGCGGATCCGGTGTATCCATTCCGCCTGCTCTTTCGAGATACAGGGATATCCGCATTTCTCGATGACCTTGCGGAACGTGAGCTCCGGCCTTACCCAGACCACGTTATCCTTGGTCTTCACGAATTCGCGGATCTCCGGGAACTCCAAGCCCGTATCGCTGTACACGGCGACGATGTTCGGGTACATCCTGCGGCAGATATCCAGCAGTACTGTGCTGTCCTTGCCGCCGCTGAATGAAACGTACACGCCGTCTTCGCCCCAGTATTCCACCCAGTCGCGTATCCGGCGCTGCGTCATCCGCACCTTGATCTCCAGCGGAAGGGATTGCATCTGATACAGGTCTGATATGGTGTGGCGGTCATTCTGCGTCGGCATGGCTGGTTATCCTCTCTGCTTTCTGGCCGGTGAACTGCTCCCAGCGCTTGGCGGCGAGGTCGCAGTATTCCGGGCTTTTCTCCATTGCGTAGCACACGCGCTCCAGCTGCTCACAGGCGATAATCGTTGTACCGCTGCCGCTGAACGGCTCCAGAACAATGTCACCGCGATCGGAGTGCATTTTGATGCAGCGCCACGGGAGTTCCACCGGGTACATTGCCGGGTGATCCTTGTTCGCGCGTACCGTGTTCATCTCCCAGATGCCTGCGTAGCCCCAGTTCTTGCGTTCCTCTTTGGTGAGGCGCTTGACGAAGCGGTATGCGTGACCGGCGTATGCCGACAGCCACATGTATTCCTGATCGTTGTACTCCACATCGCCATTTTTGCTGAACGCGGAGATGTATTCGTACTGCTGCACCGGCTTGTTCGTCACCAGATGGTAGGGGCCGACGCCGAAGTTCTGTCCCTGCTTTTTCCAGATGCGAATCCAGATTGGGCGGAAGCCCTGCTCCGCGAAAAGCTGGGAGGAGTAGAAGTTTGTCGGCTCGATGAACTGTGTACCGGTGGCGTAGAGGTCGCCGAGGTTCCAGCAGACGATTCCAGCATAACGTGTCAGGTTCTTGACCACCGGGCGCATGGTTTCAAACCACGGCTCGATGCCTTTGCTTTCGTAATCCTTGCCGACGCCATACGGCGGGGACGTGACCGTCATCTGCGCTTTGTTGCCGTTCATGAGCTTGGCGAAATCCACCTCCGAAGTGGAATCACCGCACATGAGTCGATGTACCCCCAGCTTCCAGACATCGCCGGTCTTAGTGACCGCACCCTTTGCCTTGATTTTTTCGGCTTCTCCGTCAACGTCGAAATCATCCTGCACCGCTTCCTTGGAGTAGAAAGCATTCAGGAGCTCATCGACCTCGGCGGCATCGAAACCTGTGAGGGTGACGTCGAACTCACTGCCGTCGAACTCCGTGAGCAAAGCGGCCAGCTTATCTTTGTCCCATTCACCCTGAATCTTATTGAGCGCCACATTCAGCGCTTTTTCGCGCATTGGGTCAAGATCCACTACGACGCAGTCAATCTCTGTGATCCCAAGATCACGCATGACCGTCAGCCGCTGGTGGCCGCCGACCACGTTGCCGGTCTGTTTATTCCAGATGACCGGCTCCACATAACCGAATTCCGTAATGCTGCGCTTGAGCTTTTCGTATTCCGCGTCACCGGGTTTGAGCGCCCGACGCGGGTTGTATTCCGCAGCTTTCAGCTTTTCCACGGGGATTTTTTCTATCTGCATGTGTATCTCCTTATCCGAGCAGCCGCTCCATCAGATCGTCGTTCGGGTTGCTGCTACCGATGGGCGTTTCGCAGTTGTCCTTCACGATCTGGTAGATCTGCAGCCATAATACGTTTGCCTGCTTTAAAAACGAAATGCCCATATTCACATACGGGCTGGCGATCGGCAGTTGTGTGGTCGGGTGCTTGGCAAGCAATCCATATTGGTTGATGCCTTCCTCGCACTGGATCCAACGCTGCATGTACAGCGCATACTGCTCAATCAGTTCTTTCTTGACGTAGATGGCGCACCCGCGCTCATTGAGCCAGCGCCACGTGTCTTCGTAAATCTGCGGTGCAAGGTTTTGCTGCGAGTTTTTTGTGACCTGCTTCAGGTATTCGGCGACCGGCGGCATGTCCTCACCATGCATATCCGTCTTCTGAATTTCAAACTGCAGCTTCGTCAGCGGTGCCTTGCCGGGGTTTCCATCCATAATTTTCTCAGATAGCGCTTTCTTCTTGCGCCCTGCGCCGGGGCGAGCACCGCCATGTCCATTTGCCATGTGCGCTACCTCCATTTCGTTTGATTTCTTGAAATCGCGGGTGCTATACCCATCTTGATTTCCCGATTTTTCGCGCGTGACCCCGCGCCGTTGTCCGCGTAATCAAGTTTTCAAGATTTTGATCCCCCTACCGGTCGCCTAGGTCGTGGTGAATCTTGTTATGACAGCTTTGGCATAGCGACATTAGGTTGTCCGCTGCGTGAGTTCCGCCACGGCTGATCGGCACGATATGATGAACTTCTTCTACCGGTGTGATCCGACCTTCTTTAAGGCACTGTTCACACAGCGGATGGGATGCTACATATCTGGCGCGGATCCGGTGCCACGCTCTTCCGTATTTACTCGCGGTATGTGGTGACCGCTCATATCGATCATACTGCTGCCTTGCGTATTTCCTGTGCTGCTCACAATATTGCCCGTCAGTCAGGTTAGGGCATCCGGGGTAAGCGCACGGCCTCTTAGGTTTACGCGGCATAGTCTCACTTCCTCTTGCGGAAGTGCTCTCGCAGCCAGTATTTGAGGACATACCAACACTGCTCTAAAGTGCCGACTTTCCTATATGACATTGATCTGCTTCTTCCGTCTGTATTGGCGTATATAAGAAAAGCCCACGCGAGGTGTCCCGTGTGAGCTCTCTATGTTCTTCGCCTATTATAATGATACCGCATTTCCTGACTGACTTTAACTGACATCGACTGACATCACATGACATCTTTCAATCGATTATCGAGTTCCTCGACCGCTGCTTTGTGCAGCCGGTAAATGTGTCTTTCGCAAAAGCCCATCTCTGCCGCGATATCGTCCCACGGCGTTTCCTGCACATACCGCAGAATTAGGAGCCTCGATAAGTCATCATTTTCTAAGAGGTCGATTTTAGCAATCAGGGCTTTGCGCTCTTCAGCGAGCTTTGTGATCTCCATCTCCAAATCGACCTTCCTGCAGATGGCGCTTGCCATAGGCGAAGAGTCGGAGCTTGGATTATGCGGCATTCCGGTCAAGCGGGCGGAGGTGTTCTCCGCCTGCTCGATCAGTGCGTCGATTTTCGTTCTCCGATAATCGATCGCTTTTCGGATTTTGATAATGCGTTCCAAAAGAGCCTTCGCCGTCATATCTCAGCCCTCGCAAGATAGTCGAGCAGGTAATCCGGGTCTGCATCCGTCAGGAAGTGAAACCATTCGGAGTGAAAGAACCGCTCGACATCATTTTTCTCGTTTCTGGCCGTTTCGTATCTCGGATTACGTCGAAGCTGTCGCAGCGCTTTCCGGTAATCCTTAGCGGCCTGTACGATAATGGCATTTGCCAGAGTTCTATAGGGGTCATCCATCATACAGTGCCTCCTTCTTTGATATGACCGCCTGCACGTCCTCAACGCTATAAACGACTACTGCTGTTCCACCAGCTTTTCGGATCTGGTCAATGGTAGCCGCCTGCAGTTTTGTCGGGGTGTTTCTGCCGACCTTGGCTTCCAGCGCAATGAAGCGTCCCTTGTGACAGACGATGATATCGGGAATGCCAGCGGTACCATATTGCCCACCGTGCTCCTTCCAAAAGAAGCACTCCGGTACCGTGGCAAGGTATTTGCGTATTTTCTGAATCAATGCTGCTTCGTTCATCTGCGTTCCTCCAGCCGCTGAGGTATGAACCATACTGACTGCTTTTTCTGTTCTTTTTCTATATTTCTTCTCACATACGGCTTTATAGAAAATAGAATCAGGAAGAATCGTACCTCAGTCATAGCCTCGATGCGACACCGCAAATGGATAGCCCGATCCATTCCACGGCTCCTGTGCTTGCGGAACGCTTCTTTTCAAAGCCCATTTCCAGAAGCTTCTGGCTGAATGGGCGCTGGGAAAGTGCATATTCACCGTTGTCTTTGCACCACTCGTCATAGGAAGAACGCAGCATTTTGTTCGATACACGGACACCTTCTCGCGCCTCACAGCATTCCTCAAAGAACGTTGCGAATGAGTCCATTTCCGTCCGATACTCCGTTGTCGCCCTTTTGACACTGGGCGGATCCTGTATACCTTCTCGTTGCCAGAGAAGGCACCCTTTAACCGCCCAAGCAAGAATACCGGGCATCTCCTTTGCCATAATCTTATCGGCAAAGTGTTTGTCGCGGTTTGCCTCCGTGAACGTGTTCTCGAAGGGCATGAGCTTGATCCTGCGCCAGATCGAATGGGTTGTATCACGGATGATCGGCTTATGGTTCGCCGCCAGAAACACCTTGAACTGCGGGACGTACTCGAAGTATTCGCCGTAGAGGAAGCGCGTTACCAGCTTGTCTCCACCGGTCATGGATTTGATCAAGGATTCGGCAAGTCGCTTATTCTCTTCCATCTCAATAGCCGTAACAAACCGCGCACCCTTGAGGCGAGCTATATCGTTGTTTACGCTTTCGTTCTTTTTCTGCATGAACGCATCGCTCGACGCACTCTGGGCGTAGGTATTCATCACGGCCGAGAAGATATTGAGAAACGTGCTTTTGCCATTGCTGCCGGTTCCGTAAAGCATGAACATCGCCTGCTCGGATGTATCGCCGGTCAGCGCATAGCCGAGTGCCTTCTGCATGTACCGGATTGTGTCGGTATCGCCCTTTGTGATTGTCTCCAACAGCGTATCCCATAACGGCGTAGCGCAATTCTCATCGAAGGAGGCGTTGCAGATGCGAGTAATGTAGTCCGCCTTGTTAAACGGTTGCAGTTTTCCGGTCTTCAAGTTGATCGTGCCGTTCTGGCAGTTGAGCAGCCACGGGTTCGCATCCCAGTCGTCAGGCGCAATCGCCAGATCCTTCATGCCTGCCGCAAGCGTAATGAGAAGTTTGATCTTATTGCCGCTTTCGCTACGCATGGCATGCTGGATCAATGCTTTTCGCTGATCGCCTGCGGGAAGCATATCCGCGTAAGTGTAAATGCTGCGGACACACTGAATCGCATATTCTACGATCGTGCCTTCGTCCTGCTCCCAGAACTTTCCGTTCCAGATAAACCATTTCTTATATACAGAGCAGTATTTGACCTCGTCCTTGAACATCGCCACAAAGCGCTCCGCGTTTCCGACGTCGGTCAGCTTGTACTGCGGGTCAGGTTCGTCCGGCTCATAGCGGGTGATACTCTTGGCGATTGCCACGACCGTCTCATCGTCAAGGGACGGATCGAGACGTTCTTTGTTTTCGGCACGAAGTGTAGCAATGATGCCATCCTCACCGATGCCTTTACGGCGAAGTGCTCCGGCAAGAGAGGCCAAGTGATTGTTTCTGCCGCCTTCTTTGATCTTCTTGCGGGGCTGCTTGTCCGCAGCCTTTTTCTTTTGGGTAAGCTTAGTGCCAACCTTGCGAATCTCATCTACCAGCCAGCTCGGCATTTCCGCCGCTTCACACTCAAAAGGAGAGAGTCCAGTGTCCCACGCATATCGGTTACCGCTCTGATGCATGCTGGGTGCTGCAACGATCAGCCCACCTTGTGTGCGTACATCAAGGCCGTCACGGAATCCAACCACATTTTTGAGTGCCAGTTCTTCTGTGTATTTGAAAATGTAGTGCTTACCGCCACTACCAGTCGTCGCCGTGATCGTCTTCGGCAATGCACCGTACTCTGCGACCAGATCCGTGAGGCTCTTATCTCCATCATGTCGAGTGTCAACGTCCAGCGCTACCAGACCGCTCTTTTCACCCATGGGAATACCAATGTTGGCAAGGGGCGTCTGATTCCACCATCCAGTGATCTTTGCGACATCCGTTGTCGCTTCGTCACTCCAATTCTTAATACGGGGGTGTTTGCCCTTGGCCTGACACATATCCCCAAGCCTGCAGGAGCATGTGCCATCCTGTTTGAGCCAGTGGAGCGGGAAAACGGGAATGCCTGCTTTTGCATATCGCAGGGCTTCATCTATCATCTTCATGGATTTCCTCCAGTCTTTCGCTATAATATCGGATGCGTTTCTTCAGCCGATGAGCTTCGTGGATCTCTGCCTGCATGCCGGATGAGTGCTCTGTCCCGAACACCCACACTTCCTCGCACAGTGCCAGCAGCGCCTGTCCGAAGAGCAGTCCAAGTTCGCGCTGTTCCGGATCGCCGTCATCCAGAATCTGCGGGTACAGCAGATGACTGACCACGGGGAGGCACTTTTTCTCTATGGCGAAGCGGGCGTATCGGATCGCCGCTGCCGTGTTTCCTTCAATGTCCCCAGCGTACTTCGAGACGACGTACACCTTGGGTCGCGCCTTGATCTCGGAGTGCTTGCGGTAGATGCGGCGCTGGTTCAGGCGATATTCCTTCATGATCGTCGCCATCGCTGCGCCTGCCGTGGGATCGGTGTAACCTTCCTTGTTCTTATACATGGGGCACCTCCAGCTCATGCAGCTTGCCGAAGCAGATGCCGTGTTCGCCATCGGCGACGATCGGGATATCAAAGGCCGCAAAGGGCTGCCGCTCCATCGCCGTGCGAATGATGCGGATCGCTTCGTCTTCGTGCCCGTCATCTACCTCGAAAAGCAGCTCATCGTGAATCTGCAGGATCGGACGGATATACGGCTTGTCCGCGAGCTCTCTGATCAGCTCCGCCATCGCCAGCTTCAGGATCTCCGCTGCGGTGCCCTGAATCGGCGTATTCATGCTACATCGTTCAGCAAAACTCCGCTTGCCCCAGTCGGCGCGGTTATTGATGTTCGGGAGATAGCGCCTTCTGCCGAAGGACGTCTCGCTGTACCCATTGATCCGAGCCGCTCTGACCGTCTCTTCCTGCCATTCAGACAAGCAAGGATAACCGGTCTTCAGGTTAGCAATGATACGGGCGCACTGATCCTCGGTCTTTTCGAGCCCCGCCTTGAACTTGAGTGTTCGCTGCAGACCGCGCGGAAACAGACCGTAGAACGTGCCGAAGTTCACGTTTTTGGCGATCGTCCGGCGCTCTTTGTAATCTGGATCGTCCTTGTCCTGCGCCTCATCGACGCTGATCCCGAAAATGACCGATGTGGTGCTGGCGTGGATGTCGCCGCCGCTGCGGTACGTTTCCATCATTCGTGGGTCGCGGCAGTAGAACGCGCCGACGCGCAGCTCGATCTGCGAGAAGTCGAAATCGAGGAAGGACGTGCCCTCCGGCGCGACCACGAACTGCCTGACGCCGATCGGGTCAGAGCCCTTGCGGGGCATATTCTGCAGATTGGGTCTGCGGGATGCAAAACGTCCCGTGTCGGTTCCCATCGGCAGAAGGTCGGGGTGTATTCTACCGGTCGCCGGATTGATCCATTTGAGGTATCCGTCGATGTAGGTGCTCTTGATCTTTGCCCACTTGCGGAATTCCTGTACGGTATCGAAGAAGGAAACCATCTCAGGGCGGTGCTTTTTGCAATATGCACGAAGCAACTGCATAGCCTCATCGTCCGCTGCCTCGGCATATTTGGTTGTGGTCTTCAGGACGGGCAGGTTTTCTGTCTTATACAGATAGTCCTTGAATGCCTGCGTTCCACAGTTCTCTCCGATATCCACATTGCCGATGACCGCCTGCAGCTTTGCTCGAAGATCCACAAGGTGTGCTTCGGCCTCCGCCTTCTTTTCCTCCATGAGGTCGGTATCGAACAGGACGCCGTTATACTTCATCATGCCGGTGAAAACGGCGGTTGGGCTTTCGATCTTTTCACAGATCAGGCGGTGCTTCGGGATGTTGTTCTCAAACCATTCGCTGAACGTGTAGTAAAGCTGCAATGCCCAGTCGCTATCCGCACAGGCGTACCGGCAGGTGTCCCATGCATCTGGATCGAGCTCATCAAAACTGTGCTCGCCAACCACATCCTCAAATTTCGGGAGTTCAACGCCATACAGATACGGGACAAGGGTTTTAAGTCCGCTGTCACCGAGATCGCGGTACTCAAAATCATTTTTCAGCGTAAGTTGTGATGCAACGATCGTGTCGTACACGGGCTCCTGCAACACGATCCCGTCTTTATACAGGAACATTGCCTCAAACGCCATGTTGTGTGCGATTTTGACTGTTTTCGGATTCTGAAATACACGCTGCCGAAGGTACCCCATAACGGAAGGAATGTCGGCGTTCTTGCCAACACGATGCCGGAGCGGGATGTATCTGCCTGTGCCTGCCTTCACGGAAAGTGACACGCCGGTGATGTCTGCCTTATGTGCATCCAATGCCGCTTTGCCGTCACTGCGATATTTCTCCGTGGGCGAAGTCTCGAAGTCAAAGGAAACTACACCAGCGCTGCCGATATATTCTTCAATTTCCGCAATATTGCGGATCGTCTTATAATCATTCATAGTCTGCACCTCAAATCGTGCAGCCGTGAGCTCCGCGAATAGGCGCTCACGGCTGCTTTATCCTTATTCCGCTGCAGTCTCGGTTTCGGCGACGGAAACCTTGCCTGCGATGAGCTTGACCTGCTCGGTCATGGATGCGATGTTCTTCTTTTCCTCCGGGGAAAGAGGTCGATCCACAGAGCAGATCACCTGACTGTAGTTGATGCCGGTGCTATTCTGCGCACGCTTCAGGGAGAACTTTGTCACTACATGATTGGCCTTCATACCACGGGTCACAAGGCGGGTGACATATTTCGTGAATTCCGCCAGCGACCCGGTGGGTAGCGTCATGATGATCGGGAGCATTTCGCCTTCGCGTAGGAGGTACATACGGCGCTTCTGTTTGCAAGCCATGCCGCCGTTTTCGCCGCTACCAAACTTGGCATACGGGCAGGTCTTGCATTCTTTGCATTCGCCGGTCTCGGCAACGACGCCAAGCTTTCCGTCTAAGCTGGAGCAGTCGGGAGGATTGTTGCCACCGGTGAATTTTTCTTTATAGTAACTGTTGATCGGGTGATGATACAGAATGACGGCGCTAAAGTCTTTGGCGCTGTCGGGGCTGTTCGGATCGTCGCCGGGTACCTCATAGGCGAGCCCACCGCCTGCGGGAATCTTGATGCGCTCAAAGCTGGGGCGCAAACCATCCAGCTCTTCACTAAACAACTCGGCGAGATTTACGCTTTCGGTAAGATAACCGGTATTCTGATCGGTGGTAGCAATTGCAGTGGTGTTCTTTGTGTTCATGGTGTTTATCTCCTTTTATTTCTTAGATTTGGATACGCGGATGCTCGGCTGCTCGAACACCTGAATCACACCTTCGAGCCAGTCGGGGAGCACATCATCGTTGTTGGCCTTGAGCTCTTTGACCGTAGCGCCAAGCGTCATGGTGTTGATGGTGAACAGATGGTCGAAGCCATGTGCTCGCATCCGTCGGTACAGTTCTTCCTTTTCTTCCGGTACCGCGCCGGGGAATTCACGAATTACAAGGGAGAAGCGGGATCCGTTGCGGTCGAAGCCGGTGCATTCTTCATCCGTCATCAGCTGAATCAGCTCGGCCTCCACAGAATCGATGCGTTCCTGTACATCTTTGAGCTTTGCCTGAAGGTCAGATTTCTCGTCGCGCAGCGTCTTCAGGGTATCCGCCGCAGCGAGCATGCTTTTTTCATTCATATCGTTATCCTCCTATAATTTTTTTGTAGTCGTCGACGAGTAGCTTGGAAACATCGGCCTTCTGCTTGAGCGCACCCATGACTTTTTCGTCAATGGTGTCTTTGCAGACAAGGTGAATGTAAACGCCGCGCTTCGTTTGCCCGATCCGGCGCACACGCGCCATGGATTGCTGGTAGTTGGCATAGCTGAAATCCAGCGAGTAGTACACGCAGACGCTGCCTGCCGTGAGGGTAAGCCCCATGCCGGTGGTCTGTAACTGCCCGACAAACACCTTGGTGTCGGGATCGGTCTGGAAGGCGGAAACCTGCTCGGCGCGATCCTTCACGTCACCTTTGATCAGGGCGTACCCGATGTTCTTCTTGCGGAGCATACGGGCGATCGCATCGATCTCTGGCACGAAGCGGGCGAACACGATGACTTTTTTGCCTTCCTCCATGCAGCTGTCGATCACGTCCTCGAGGGCGTCGAGCTTTGCCGTCGATAGCTGCTGGGTGTCATCACCGTCATCGTTGCGGACGAATCCGCCTGTGATCTGTGAGAGGCGTAGAAGCTGGGTCAGCACGTTGCAGGTCGTGATTTCGCCGTTCATGAGCTCGGCGAAGCTATCCTTTTCAATGCCGTCATAGATCTTCTGGGCATTTTGCTCCAGCTTTACCGGTCGCACCTCTTCCACAAATTCCGGCAGATCAACCGCCTCGTCGATGCGGATTCGGTATGCGATGGAATGTGCCTTTTCGACCAGCTCCGCCAGATGCTTGTAACCGACAATCTGATGATTCTGAAATCCACCAAGAATGGCATAGTAGGCACGAAAGCTATAAAAGCTGCCGCCAAAGATGCTTTCATCCAGAAACTTATACTGGCTGAAAAAGTCCAGCGGGCTGTTGGTGATGGGGGTACCCGTCAGAATCAGGTTATAGCTACTGATCTTACCGAGCCGGTGCAGCGCCTTCGAGCACTTTGCCTGCGGATTCTTGATTTTGCTGCTTTCGTCACACACGATCATGTCTGGGTGCCACCGGGTGAGCTCCGCCTCCAGCCTCCAGCAACTTTCGTAGTTGACTACGATGATCTGAAGACCATTGCCGATCATGTATCTGATGGTATCGGCTTTTTTCGCGCTGGTTCCATCGAGCACAGCCAGTTGATAAGGGAAATCTGCGAATTTTTCAAACTCTTGCTCCCAGACGTCCACGATCGATTTCGGGCAGACGACCAACATCTGCGTGATTTTGTGCTTGTGGTGGAGCGTACCCGCCAGCGCAATTGTGGTGATCGTCTTGCCGGTGCCCATGTCCATGAGAAAAGCACAGCCTTTACTTGTCATCGGAATCACCGCCTTCCATCTGCTCTATGGCAAGCGCCATGTGAAGCTGTCGGTGCTGCCTGTCAGGCATGATCAGCAAATTCTCCGGACTGTTGTCGGAGGCATCGCCGTTCATGTGATGAACTACTTCACCATGCTCCAGCGGTCTACCGATGTACACCTCTGCTGCGGCACGCGCCTTCTTTGAGTTGGCTTTGCCACGATCGGCGATATGGCAGTATGGATTACGCTGGCGATTGAGATCCGTGAGGTGAGCCGCCTTATGGCCACGGGCAAGTTTGGCGAAATCCACGTTCTCGCTCATCCACAGGTTCCGGTGCTCCGCCGAGCAGAAGTTCTTTCGGCGCGGGTTCTTTCGTTCAATGGCCTTCCCGCAAACCACGCAATGCACGATCATGCTGTACCTCCGATTTCGAAGGTTCGCAGGGCAAAGTTGTATGCTCTGATCTGGTGCTGATAAGGTGTCGCCTTGATCGGCATCGGAATGAGCGGGACTTCGTCGCCTGTGTCCTGTGCCGTGATATCCGGCGAGAGCGTATCGTCGAGGGATGCACCGAGCAGCTGCAGCAGTGCTACATTTTCCTTGGAATAGGGCACCACCCATGCCTTGTCGTCTGGATCATAAAATCTTCCGTCGATTTCTTTGATGCTCTCTTTCGCCAGAAATGCGTCGTATATGCGAATGTGATTGCCGTCTCTTATTGCATTCAATGATTTTTCTCCTTCACGTTTGGTTTAGCGAAGGCGGAAAGGATACGCTGCATCGTTTCCTGCTGATCCGGCTGCAGTCCGGGGAGGAGGGAGCGAAGCAGAGTCTCCTGATCGTCGTTTAAGTACCGGCGAGTGACGTACCATCCGTCCATGGCGCGGACACCGCCCGCTGCGCCTTGTACTGTGACAATGGGGTAAGAACATGAGAGTACGAGAATGTCGCGCTCGATCGTCCTTCTGCTGACACCGAATTCAGACGCCAAATTCTCAATGCGCTCTGTTCTTCGATCGCTGATTGCCTCCAGCACTTGCTGTCTGCGCTCAATCGCGCTCTGCATGTTCTCACCTCCTTCCGTCCTTCGTTGTCTTTATTTTCAGAGATAAACCCGACACCTAATGTCGTGTTCAAAAGGTTTTTTCAAATAATCTTCTTTTTCTCAGTAGAAATGAAAAATGCCCGCTGCAGCAGGATTGCTCCTACCGCAGCGGGCATAAAAAGACCGGCAGATAGAATTATCCTTCAGGATTTCTATCTGCCGGAAGCCTATTGATCTGTGTCAATTTCGATCCCATAACAGATTTTACTGTTGTGTCGGTACCCCTAACGGTTCTGGCCGAGTCCAGTGCTCATGGCGCAACAGCAGTCTTATTTGATTTCATTGTGGTTGCCGATGTACGTTGTACCAGCTCCACCATGACCTTTGCGTCCTGATCTACGACCACACGCAAAGGGCTTCCGCATTTCGGACAATTTAGCTCCATACCATCACAGCGCCTCGATCTGCCGATCGGCTTGCTACACTTTGGACAGCAGGCATACAAAAGCGTGTCTAATTCGCCCATCCGACTTCCTCCTTGCTTCCTGTGGTACGCGCGGGCATTTATACGGCCTCCGGGGCCACGTACTGCGCGAGCTGTCCCGTTTTAATAAGAGGGATCCGCACAGTGTGCTTACGGGCGTATTCGCCATCCATAACCATGGTGTGGCAATGCTCACATTCCATCCATCCGCCTGTTTCATCTAAAAACAAGCCTTTATTCAAAGTGCCACAAATCGGGCACATAACGTCGTATTGTTCCATCTCAGTTCCTCCGTTCAACCTAAATCTGTGATTTCAATGGAGTAGATATCCTCGAAATATATCTGCTCGCCATCCAGTTTGAGCCAACGGAACGTACAGCTCACGTCCGTGATCCTGCCACGTTTGGTGACATCGTGAAAGGCGCAGTAGCAGTCAATTTCAACTTTCATACCGCGCCGAAGCTTTTGGAAAATCCGCGAGTTGTGTTCTGCCTGCTCTTCGGAAATATCATGGCGCTCTACGCGCAGGTGCCGTTCTTCACGATCCCGCAACGCCTCCTGTAAGCCCTTCATTGCATCAAACGGGCTGAATATTTTAGCTCTTTCTGCTCTTGTCATCATATCCTGCTCGATGCCCTCCTATAAAACCGTTCCGTTCACGCTGCGTACCCTCCGGCATATAGTTGACGCCGCGGAGAACGGCGTTTTTGCCATAGCGCTGCCGAATATCCAAAACGGTCTGCTGAACAATTCGCTCCCGCTCGACGGCATCAAAGTTCGTGAACAAGTTGTAGCCCTCGCAGCCTTCATCGCACACATCCTCAAATGTGATGCCGAGCCGTCTGATTTTGGTACAGTGATCTGTGGTTTTGTCGTATACCCGCAGTGCCGCCTCCACGAGGAAGGAGGCGAGGGCGGTTGTCACATCCAGCTTTGCCATACCCTTGGTGGGCGCAAGCTCATCATGAGTATAGCCGACAAAGATACCGACCTTGCTGGTGATAACTTTCCGCCGCATAAGCTCGGCAGCTCCATTGAGTGCCATCTCATGCATGACTGTCCGGGCTTCCTGAAAGGTGTAATCCCGAGGCAGAATCTGCGAGAACGATACGGATTTTGATTTACTCTTGTATGCTTTGATGTCAGAAATCAAGCACGGCTCACGTCCCCACGCATGGTCAATAAGCAGTTCTGCATTCTTGCCGAATACTTTGTACATGAGCCCTGTGTCCATCTGGGTCACGCCACGCATATCGAAAACGCCATAGCGTTCCAGCCGTCGTGCTGTTCCGCCTGCGACCATCCAAAAATCTGTGATCGGTCGGTGATCCCATAATGTCTGCCGGTATTTCTCTTCATCCAGTACCCCAACGTGATCTTTGGCATGCTTTGCTGTAATGTCCAGCGCAATCTTGGCGAGGTAAAGGTTCGTCCCGATACCCGCTGTTGCGGGTATATGAAAGCGATCTGCGATTTCATTCATCAGATGCTTGGCGAATGTCACTGCGTCCATGTGATTCGGTGCCAGATAATCGGTCACGTCGAGGAACGATTCGTCGATCGAGTACACGTGAATGTCCCGTGGGTCAAAGTAATCCAAATACAGCGAGTAGATATCCGCTGCGTATTCAATGTACAAAGCCATGCGGGGCGGGGCGACCTCGTACTTGACATTGCTTGGAATCTCCGACAGCCTGCAACGGTTTCTTATACCTTGTGCTTTCATCGCTGGAGTGATCGCAAGACACAAGGCATTTTTCCCACGTGTGAGATCTGCGACGACGAGATTTGTCTCGAAGGGATTATACCCACGCTCGGCACATTCGACCGATGCGTAAAAGCTCTTCATGTCTATGCAGAAGTAAGTTCGTGTTTTTGCCATGGTGGGTACGCTCCGTTTTGTCATTTGAGGTGCGGTGGAGTAGTCATAGTGCTCGCACCGCCTCAATGCTGGGGCCGCCGTCCCTTTCGATAAGGTCAGCAAATGCCTGCAGCCGCTCTTTCGAATACATGATCGTGCAGTTGATGTGCATCACCATGTCGCCGGATTCTTTTTCGACGACATGGATGTGTGCGTTGTATGCCTGCCCGACAAAGAAGTGCGCTGTTTCTACGATTTCTCCCTTGTCAGGCAGGTTTTCCGGATCAACGTCCAGATACATTTCTTCTACATCAACGTGCCCTAATACATGTTCCATCTGCCATCCCTCCGTTCACTCCAGATCCTTGAGCACTTTAACCGCAATGCCTTGAATCTCACAGTTATCAACGTAGATGTCGTCCATACGAGAATTCTCCGGGTGCAGACGGATGCGATGCTTTTTGGGTTCTGGATAAAATCTTTTGAGTGTCGCTTCATCCTCCATAAGGGCAACGACAATCTGACCTTCGTCTGCGTAGTTTTGCTGCCGAATCAGAACGAGATCGCCGTTATCAATACCTGCTTCGATCATCGAATCGCCGTAGGCGCGGAGAATGAAGAAATTGCCTTTGCCAAATAGTGCGACAGGAAGGCGGACGTATTCCTCGATGTTTTCCTCTGCAAATTTCGGAATGCCGCAGGCAATGGTGCCGAGAACGGGGACTCGGATTGCTGCTGCCTTCGTTTTCGTAGAGGTCATCGTGCGGTAACCGGAGTAGTCAAGAATGCCATCATCACACAGCTGGGCGATGTAGCGCTGCACCGTGGCCTTTGACGATCCGACTCCGTCTGCGACTTCCTGCATAGTGGGCGAGATACCGTTGCTGTCCGTGTAGTCACTCACGAACTTCTCGATAGCCGCCATCAGGGTCTTATCTTTGCTTCTCATGCGAAATTCCTCCTAAATGAAACTCGTGTCTCATTTACAACTAAATTATACTCACGACAGTAGAACACGTCAAGGGGTTTGAGACAAAATTCCCGGTTTGCAGCTTTGAAGTAATGATTTCATTACGCTGCTGGCAATGATAGGCAAACGCCATGCAGTACAAACCACATGGCGCTGCCTTATGAAGTTGAGGCTCTAAGGATTATTTGGCGTTGACCTTAGAAGCTGCCTCTGCTGCAGCTGCAGCCTGCTTTTTGGCCGTCCATCCACCCTTGGGCACTGGGGCATACGCCTGCTCCAACGAGTAGATAATAACTTTTTCTTCACCGAAGATAGCGCCGGGAACATTCCAGCTTTCTTCGGGTGCCCACTGCATGACCCTCCGCACCGCATTGGCTGCCGGGGCACAGCTGATCTTGATGGGGTATCGCTGTTCACCAGCGGGCTTGGAGAACTTGATCGCCTGCGGCGCATCTGCCTTGCAGGCCTTGATTGCGAACTGCTTGCCTTTCTCTTCGACGAAGAGCTGGATGTATTCCGGGTATCCCAGATCCACAAAGGTGGCGGCATTGAACTTGATCTGGTTGCCGTTCATAAAGGTGGCAACGGAGTCGGTGCGAGAGGTGATGAGCTCTACGAGCTTGAATTTTTCGAGTACGGACATATTAGTTTTCTCCTTTGACTTTAATAATTTCGATGTGATCTGCCATAGCTGGCGTTGCGGCTTCTGCCGCAGCTGTGGTCGAGTAAAAAATACGCGCGATGTCGTCTTCATCCCAATCGAGGTCGATCTGAGTGAAACCGGTAAGACAACCTTTCAGGACGATTCTCGGCTTCGTCCTGCGGCCGCGTCTTTTGCGATAGTATTTCTCGTCGATCATCTGCTGCACCCGATCCCAATCTGATTTCAGAATAATGGGTTCATGGTGCCCTTCAATGAAGTACTGCGTCTTCTGTCCCGTGTTCTTGATGGCTTTATGGCTGAACACATCCACGGTCATTGTCTTCTGGCACAGGACATTGCCGCAGTATTTTTCATTCCGAAGTATTCCGAGCACGCCGCCACTGCTCCATACCGTCTGGTTAGTAGCAGTCGGAACACCACTCCGGGTTAAGATCTCGGCGATTTGAGGGGACGAGTAGCCGTTGAGGTACATATCATAAATGATGCGTACCAGTTCGGCCTCCGCTTCGACGATCTGCCACTTTCCGTCTTCGCCCATCTCATAGCCGAGAAGTGACCACGCCGGATAAATACCCGTGCCACGTTTCCAGCGTCGGATGTACGACCATTTAAGACTTTCAGATTTGGACTCCGATTCACCCTGTGCGAACAGGCTGATCAATCCCAGATATGTCTCGGACGTAGTGTCCAGCGTGTTGATCCTCTCGGTTTCAAAGTATACGGCAACCGGATGCTCCAGCTGTTTCAGCATGCGGATCGTCGAAATGCAGTCCAGAACATTACGCGCAAAGCGGGTGACCGCCTTCGTGATGATCAGGTCGATCTTACCCGCTTTGCAATCCTCGATCATTCGATTGAACTCATCCCTGTGTTTTAGGGATGTGCCGGAAATTCCGCGATCTGCATATATACCTGCAAACTGCCATTCATCGTTTCCTCGGATGTAATCTGTGTAATTCTGTACCTGCAGCTCATAAGAGAGCGCCTGCGTGTCCATGTCTGTGCTAACGCGGCAATACGCGCACACGCGGAGCTTCGGCTTTTCATAGCCCTCTCGATCTGTGATAGCGGGGATTACCTGCACATCAACATGCTCTGTCAGTGACTGCCGAATTTTCTCGTTTCGCGTCTGCTTTCGTGTAGCAGGGCGCTCTTGTATAGCTCTGTCGATTTTAATCTTCTTCAAGAATGCATCACCTCCTTCTGCGCCACAGATTTGATCGATTGCCGACATCGATCCTGACGCATGCGGAGGCGGCGCTACTTTATTATAGCGCTGCATATCAACAAGTGGTGTGCTTTTACCACCATATCTTGCGCTACAAGGGCAAAAAAAGAAGGGCGATCGCTCGCCCTACCTTTATTTCTCGTATGTTTTGATTATTTGCCAAAGTGCGGTTTTCTGTTCCGGTGTCAGTACTGTCCATTTGTCAAAGAGTTCCCGCAGCTCCGGCGTAATCTCAATCATTTCGCCCTCTGCAAAAAACTGTGCCATGGTAATGCCGAACGCCTTGCACAATGCTTCCAATGTGACCATGCTCGGAGTGTTGCCACGGCGGTAGATGTTGGATACTGTGTTCGGCGATAAGCCTGCCTCTTTGGCGATTTTGTAATCTGACCAACCGTGTTGCTCCTGCAATTCGATCAGCCTTTGACGGATGTCCACAAAACCACCTCACTTCCAGTATATATTCTATCACCACGTTTGGTGATGCCGTTAGAGCAAATGGGTGGAAGTAGTATCGTAAGTTATGGTGATATTTATACTTGAAACTTGCGCGTTCAGGCGGTAAACTATATTTGGGAAATGTGGTGATCCTTATGTCAAACGAGCCTGAGCTCAGAATGCGCCGGGTATGCTTTACCGGCCACCGCCCTGAAAAACTGAATAAAAGCGAGGCAGAAATCGTAGCCTCGCTTGAGCGGGAAATCCGTGCTGCTATCACAGACGGTTTCCAGACTTTCATCTCCGGTATGGCCAGAGGTGTTGACATTTGGGCTGCAGAGGTCGTCCTTCGTCTACGGGACAATGGCGCTCCGATTCATTTGATTGCTGCAAGCCCCTATCAGGGCTTTGAACGTGCATGGTCTCCGGCGTGGCAACATCGCTATGCTTCGGCTCTGGTCGGTGCCGATATCGTCCGTTTCATTTCTCCGCAGTATGACCGTGGCTGCTTCCAACGCCGCAATGAATGGATGGTCGACCACGCTGGCCGTGTGATCGCCGTGTTCAACGGCGAGAAGGGCGGTACGAAAAACACAATCGATTATGCCGATCGGCAGAATGTCCCCGTAATCTATATTCCATAAAACCTGCACTTACAGAAACACCTCGCAGCCGTTATGACTGCGAGGTGTTTCTCCTATTTGGCAAAATCAATAACCTCTTATTGCGCGGACTATAGAGCTTGTATTCCATCCGACTGTTTCATTCGCGGCATTTTTTACAACTGCTGAAGTACGCGACGCTCCCCAAGGTTCCACGGCAATTATCTTTTTGTTCATGCTCTGTGCTAACTCAATCTCAATGTTAATCCATTTGCTGTATGTGGAATACACGCCTGCAAGGATAATTACGCAGCTGGCCGGTTGCATCTGCCTACGAATTGCCTCTTTCAGCTGGTACTGATATGGAGCATTATGTATAGGGTCATCCTTTGGAACAGAATAGTTCCGATAATCGAAGTTTGGTGCTGCATTCAGCAATGACACTAGCCGATCATACTGGTCGGAGTATGCCCACGAGTGACTGATAAATAAATTGTACATATAAACCTCCTATTTTGTGCAAATCAAAATCACGAATACGACTGCATATCCCAAGGCAAAAGCAATTGGTAGAATTCGCTCCAACTTTGTGCCCTCAAGGTAGCGCTTCGTTTTTTTCAAAATATCCCATTCATCCTTAAATGGGGTCACACCTAATCGCTCTTCCAAATCGTAAATCACCCGGAACTTGGCAGCATTGAGCCGTTTGAAATTGTTGATATAAAGTAGCCACACGACACAAATTACCAGTCCTGCTACGCAGAGAAAGACCGTCTTAACATCCCACATCCAAGAAACAGCCGCAATAACGGCGATATTGAGCGTAACAAAGAGATTATTCATAGTATCTCTTCGTTGGCTTACTCCATTGGCCATTTCAACGCAGGTTTGCCATATTGCTAGTACGTCCTGATCTTTATCCTCTTGTTCCATCTGTAATCTCCTATGCTGTTTACTTTGAGCTGCATTACGCAGCAATGACGACCGCGTTTTCCTTAACTTTATTGATCGCGGCCAATAACGCTGCACGTGTACGGGCATCAAAGAGCTTTACAAAGCTGATCGGCTTGTCAAAGGGCGGATTCTGCAGCTCGGTAACATTCTCCATATACCCATTCTGCTCGATGTGGTTAATGATCTTATGCACAAAAGCGATCTGCTTCTGGTTCAGCGACTGGTCGTTTATGAACTGCGAAAAAGCCTGCATTGCTGCTTCGTGATCTAGCTTGGCGATTTTACGGATCAGCAAGCCGAATGGCGTATCACCATATTCTCTCTCGTAGTCCTCCTTGCTGCCCAATTCACTCGTCAGCACGTGCTCCAGCTCGCTGTAATCCGCAGCAGAGAGGGGAATATTGTGTGTTAGCTTATAGATGGCGAGCGCATTTCCGTTTTCGTTGACGTAGCGATTGACCTTGGCACGATAGTCTTCGAAATCGTACCCCGGCTCCATCGGGTCGCCCTCTTTCTGGTCTATAATCGGGTCAGATAGCCGAGTAATAATCGGCTTGCGAGGGTCAACGTCATTCAGAAACTTTATCAGCTCACGGAGTTCCTTCCGCACCCGCTCATACAGCAGGAAATCGTTTGCCTCCCAGAAGGCATCGGTGTTGACTTCCTTGATGATCGGCAGTTTCGCTTTTACCTGCGGGATGCTGACCTTGCGCTCCAGCAGCGTTCCAATATCGCGGAGCTGTTTCTGTGCATTCTTAAGCGAGGGCATCTGCTCTATCTGGGCGATCACCAGACCGTACATGAAGTTATCGAAGCGCTTAGCAAATTCGTCGTTGTCATCCAAGTGAACGATTGGCGCAATCTGCTGCATCAGTTCGCCCTTGTCGCCTTCACTAATGTAGTTGAAAGCTCCCGGCTTCTTAAACTTTTCGACGCTTTGTATGTGCAGCCGCACGGCGATGAGATCGGTGTTCAGCGCCAATACCTGAGAGTAGCATGTCTCTACAAGCTCGGATCTCCAGCTCTGATAGTCGTCTCCGGCAAATGCACTTTCCTGCAGCGCCACCGCAATGCGGATCTGCTTCCCGAATATGTTCTCCGACAGCGTCTTCGTCTCGCGGGACTCAAAGCCCTCTTTGTGAGCACGGAAGTATTCAAAGTTTCCGCAATAGTCAAAGATGAGGAACCGTCTCTTTGCCGTGTATTCGCCGTCGATCTGATCGATACAGGTGAGCTCTTTGCTCAGACGGGTACCACGTCCGATCATCTGCCAGAATTTCGTCTTTGACCGCACCTTTTTAAAGAATACGAGGTTGACGCACTCCGGCACATCGATGCCGGTATCCATCATATCCACGGAAACTGCTATGACCGGATCTTTCTCTGGAATTTTGAAATCGTCAATGATCGTCTGCGCGTATGTATCGTCGCAGATAACACGCTGTGCAAATGTACCACGGTATTTGGGGTACAGCTTATTAAACCGCTCCAGAATGAACTCCGCGTGGCGCTTGTTCTGGGCGAAGATGATGGTTTTACCCAGTCTGTCACCGCCAGCAACACGGATGCCGCGCTCCATCAAATCCTGAAGCACCGTGTCAACGGTTGTCTCGTTGAAAACGAATTTGTTCAGCTGTGCCGACGGAATGAAGTCAGGCATCAGACCGTCCTCAATAAAGTCCTCTTCATACCGTTCCTTGTCCTCATCGGAAAGGTCGTCGTATGTGATACCTTCCTCTAAGAACTTTGTTTTTACCTCATAGTTATAGTAAGGCACGAGTACATGATCCTGATAGACTGCCGTCTCGTAGTCGTATGCATACGTCGGTACGCCGTGCTCCATTTCGAAGAAATCATAGGTATTGCGATCAACGTCCGTTTTTGGGGTTGCGGTCAGTCCGACCATGATCGCATCGAAGTATTCGAAAATCGCGCGGTATTTTTTGAATATGCTGCGGTGGCTCTCGTCGATGATAATGAGATCAAAGTGGGCGGGGGTAAACATACGCTGCCCATCTTTCGTCTTCATATCGTCTATGGCGTTCAACATTGTCGGGTATGTCGAGAATACGATCCGTGCGCTCCGGTCGTCCTTATTGGAGCACAGATTGCACAGAGACATATCCGGCAGATAGTTCTTGAAATCGTCCTTTGCCTGTTTCACCAGCGCCGTGCGATCGGCCAAGAACAGAATATTGGTGACGTATTTGCCGCGACTGAGCACATCGGTGAGGCTGGACGCAGTTCTGGTTTTACCCGTTCCGGTTGCCATGACCAGCAGGTGCTTTCTAAACCCTTGTCCGATCTGCTCGCATACAGCACGGATGGCTTCCTTTTGGTAGTAGCGGTCTGTGATTCTGTCATCGATCGGAATGGTCATCAGATCTTTCCGTTCGCTACGACGGTTCATCAGCTTCTGCAGATCGTCTTTGCTGAATATGCCGCTAACTTTACGCTGCGGGCTGCTCTGATCGTCCCAGAAGTAGGTTTCGAAACCATTGGTCGTGAACATCATGGGGCGACGTCCGAATTTTCTCTCCAGACAGTCAGCGTACAGCACGGCTTGTTTGCGGCCTATGTTCGGGTCTTTGCTGGATCTTTTGGCCTCCACTACTGCTAGTGGTAGGCCGTCCTTCCCGAACAGCACATAGTCCACATATCCCATCTGTCCCAGCACACCTGCCATACCTTCGACAGGGTACTCTTCCTGAACGTCAGCATCTGCTCCGGAGAATTTCCAGCCCATCTGCTTCATGTCTACATCGATATAAATTTTGCGGGTCTTAAACTCAGAAAGGTCTGCTGCGACAAAAGTGCGCTCCTGCTGGTGCTGCTCCTTTGTTGCGGTGATCTGCTCGGACATCTGCTCGATCTTTTTACGCAAAGCCTCAATCTCTGCGTCTTTCTCACCGAGCAGACTCTCTTGCTCCTTTATTTTCTTGGTATCGACGACAACCTTTTCGGTCGGAATCAGCGCCTCATCGAACTGCCGTTCTTCATAGTCGGCACCATAGCAATAGTCCAACCACTGGATAAATTCAAAGAGCCCCTGCAGGGAAGCGAGGGCATCACTGGCCTGCACGCTTCGCTCTGTGTGAACGGCCAGATTGCCTAACTTAATGATAAACGGCAGTTTGCCCCATGTGTTGTAGTCCACCGCAAAACGGAAGGTCGGCTCATGAATGAGCGCCTGCAGATTATCCTTGTAGGGCATCTGCATCGTTTTATCAGCCGAATACACCCATTTGACGGCTAATTCCAGAGCTTTTCTGCTGCCGACGGCGCACATGGCAGGCGCGGAAACATACACCTTTTCCGCCTCGATAGCAGCCGAGGCAAATAGTGCGTACTCCTTTTTATCTTTTAGAAATCCGAAGTTCGACATGTCATCCACTCCTGTCTGTATGTATTCGCTGCCGCTTGGCAGTATCTAAAGCTCAAAGAGCTGTAATATTTTGATTTGTCGGTCTGTTCGACGAAGGCCGCAAACTGCTCCTGCTCAGCGATTGGAGGCACTACAAAGCGCAATTCGTTGAGTATACCCAATGTCAAATATCGCGTGTTTGTGCCTTTTGACTGGCTTTGTAGGTATCGAAGCTTATCCTCCAATTGTCTTTTAAACAGTATGTAACTCCATTTTTCGTTCATCAACCGCAACACATAAGTGCGCTGATAGGCGTTGAATTTGCCTTTATAATGTTTGACATCGTAAATCCCAGCAGCATTGTTACCTGCAAGCAAAAGTGCCTCGCAGTCAAATGCATAAGAATCAATCTTATAGCTTTCTTTTGCACAAGTAAAAAACGGGTATCGGCCGTTTTCCACCATGGCATTAGAGTCCAGCTTCCCTGTAGTTGTTTGGAACACCGCACCCCATGGAAGAACTGGCAGATCTCTGGGATTTAGTTCTGGCTCACCGAACAGTTCGATAAATCGGGATTGGCAATCAGCCAATGTATTTTCTATGGGAAATTTTCACATTGTTC